ATGGTTAGTTGGAAGCCACCAGGGGAGAAGCGGAAGCGCAAGTATTTTGCCGCCAAGTTGGCGGCGGACAAGGAGCGTGAATCCATTGAGATGCTCAACGGCGAGCAAGGTTCCTACTGGCTCACTCTGAGCGCCCTGGAGCGGGAGGCATCCGCCGCGATTCTTCGGGAGATACAAGACGCTGGGTTTTCACTGCGCACGGTCTGGGAAGGCTTCCGCCATCTTGGAAAGACGCCAACCAAGTCGATCACGCTGGGAGAAGCCTACGATACCTTCATCGCTGAAAAGAAAGCCATCCGGTTGGCTCCCAAGTCCTTGCTTTGGTACAAGTCTGGAGTCGGGCAGTTTGTTTCAGAACGGACCAAGGCGTTAGTCAGTTCAGTGACCCGGGAAGAGGTAACCGGCTGGCTATCCAATCCCGAGTGGAGCCCGCGCACCTTCAACGCCCGGCGAGCGGGTTTGCAGATCTTCTTTGGATGGTGCAAGGGCCTCAAGTATCTGAGCGAAAATCCCGTCGATAGCATTGAGCGCATTTCAGAGCGGCGGATGCCGGATCTGGATAAGGCACCCGCTGTCCTGAGCCTGTGCCAGTGCGGCAGGCTGCTCAAGGTGACGCTGGAGAGCGACCCGGGACTGGTGCCCTTTGTGGCAGTGTGCTTGTTCGCCGGGCTGCGTCCGGAGAGAGAGGCGGGGAAACTGTCTCGGGATGACTTGCGCGATGGGCATATCCACGTTCTGGGAGCGCATGCCAAGGACCGGCAAAGGCGGCATGTGCCGATTCATCCGATCTTGCAGGCGTGGCTGAACCTGGGAGGAGATTTCAACCCCACGAATCTGAGACGGCGCTTTGAAGCGGTGCGGGAAGCGGCAGGGCTAATCCAGCGCGAGAAGGTGGAGGGAAAGGCCCGCAAGCAGATCGTTGCCTCGGGCTGGGTTCAGGACTGCTTGCGGCACACCTTTGCCTCGCACTACCTGCCGGTGTTTGGGGGAGAGCAGACCATCAAGGCAATGGGGCACGGGGATTACGACATGCTGTTTGGCCACTATCGGGCGATGGTGACGCCGCAGGACGCGGCCGCTTTTTGGATGCTGACGCCAAAAGTGGTGATGTGGGTGGACTGGCTGAAGGAAGAGGCAAAGAGCGTGGGGCAGGAAAAAGAAAGGACTTGCGCGAAATGAAACACTGTAATAAGTGTAACACACGCTGGCGGCCTTCAACCGCACGCGCTTTGCTGCATGAATACATCATTGCTTACCAGCACCGCCGCGCTGGGGTTGACGCCCCTGCGCTGGAACGCGTTTTCCCAAGCCAATCCTGGAGCGAGCTACGTGCCTTTGGCGGCGTCGTTCACCCCGACCCGATTCGAGGCTGTTGTGCAACTGGGCTCCTCCTCGTATCTGTCACTTGCCTACCGCTTCTGGGCGGACGGGTCGCAACCGGCCTGGGTTAAGCCGGGAACCGGGCTGTGCATTTCGGCGGGCGTCACCATCAACGGGACCACCCTGGATCTCTCCGGCTCATACCTCGTTAAGAGTGTGTCGGCGGAGGGGAAGTATTTCGAGGTGAACGCTCCCAGCCCGAACGGGGTGAGGGACGCGGTATCGCTCAATCAGCCGCTGGGGCAAATGACCTTTGCGGATTCTCCGGCGGTTTCTGTGGCCCTGCTGTTGCAGGCGCAGAAGGCGATGCTGTGCGCCAGCGAGGGAACGGTTTCGGTGGCGCCGGTGGTGGATGGGGGCAGCAAGGCGCCTTATTCGGTTTCGCTGACGGCTGGCAATTCGGAGTACGAGCTCACGGCGCAGACCGGCTCAAAGTTCGACTTGGGGGACTGGCTGGTCAGCGGTTCGGGAACACTTTCGGTTCGATTTATATGAAGAGACAAATTGTATCCATTCTGGCTTTGGCACCCGCGCTTGCATTTGCTGACGGGTTTGTCGGAGGCACCAGCGGAGCGGCCACCACGCTTGGGGGGCTTCCCGCATCCGGTTATGTAACGGCGACCAATGGCACGCTTACGGAAGTGACCATTGTGAGCGGGAGCGGGGCGGGGCTGACCAACCTTCCGACCGACCCGATGATTACGAGCAACCTGAACCAGTTCGGGTGCTCGAACCTGCTCTACTCGGTGCAGCAAGCGGCCAGCCCGGTAATCCTGCTGATAGGGAACTCCTACATGGGGGGCTGGGCGAGCTATGTCAGCGATTATTTTCAGTTCGGGCATTTTGGAGCTTACGGCGGCGGCATGCTGGGCATCAACCGCTCCTATGCGAGTGCCGGGTCTGGCACCGGCATCGACAATCCGGCGCTTTGGCCGTGCGGTTTGACTTCCTATTCCGCGGCCTCGGGGCAGAGCAACACCTTCACCCTGAACAATGGCGGGCTGATGGGAGGCACCCTGTTCGATACGGTCGGCTGGCTGTTCCTCAAGACCAACGGGGGCGGGACGTTCAATATCACCATGAACGGGACCAACTGGGCGACCGGCATTTCCACCGATAACGGCGGGGCGCTGGATTTTGGCTATTTCGTTGTCACCAATGACAGCGGCTATCCCGGGACCAACTATAACATTTCCACCTACGGCATCGTGCCGACTTCGGGGACGGTGTTGTCGTTGGGGCCGGTGTTGACCTGCCGGTCAGCGCGCTCGCCGATCATCGTCAACTGGTATCGGTCCAGCGGCGACTTGATCTACTACGCCACCAACCCGATAGCCACCAAGGCGCTCAAGTGGTTTAACCCAAGTCTGATAATCGGGTGCCATTTGCAGAGCGGGGATGCGTATCGGGCGGATGTCGGGCCGCTGTCCAGTTGGATTACGGGAACGGTTCCTGGCGTTGACCTGTTGTGGGTTGGCCAGCACATGTTTGACCCGGGGAACACGAGCACCTTCTACTGCAACTCCAACATGCTGACCGGGAACTATTATGCCCGGGAGATGTGCCACAGCAACCATTGGAGCTATTTCGACGGGTTCAATTGCTTTGGCGACTGGTATTCGCTGACCAACAACGGCTATTTCAATCCGGGGGTGGACGCGGTTCATCTGACGGGACAGGGGTTCAGCGTGATGGCCAACAAGGTATTCAACTGGTATGGCTTGGACAACCGAACCGGGTCGCAATGTCTCAATAGCGGGTATGTTCCGTATTACCTTGGCCCCAATGGCGGCGCGGCGGTGCTCAGGAACACAACCTACGGGGCGATGATGACTCTGGTAACGCCCAGCTCCTGGAACTACTGGAACGTGAGCAACCAATTCGTAGCTCAGACCGTGAACGGAGATTTGAGCTTGATTGGTGGTGGCAGCGGCGGCGTCTATCTCTTCGCCAACGGCTACAAGGGCGGCAATGGGAGCTTTGCGGCCCATTTTTGGCCCAGCGGTGGACTGACGCTGGGCACCTACGGCAGTTACTATCGAGGCGACCCGGGGGATGGTGGGCTGAACCTGGAAGGGAACATAACCAATCAGGGAGTGCTTACCACCCTTGGGACCGGGCAAAGCACAGTGAGGGGCTCGCTCAATGTCGGAAACACCCTGGTAGTGACCAACAGCGTGAACGTTCTTTCTGGAGCCTTCACCAATAACGGACTGGTGTGGCTGGCGGCCTATACGAACAACGTGCCCAATCACCTGGTCGGGCGAGATGGTTCCATGTGCAGCGTTACCAATGGCACCTTGTATCTGCGCAGCAATGCGGCGTGGTTGCGGGTTTTGACCGGGCCGTAACCAAGGACTGACACCTATGAACGATACGATCAAGCACGCCGCAGGCACCGTGGTGAGCGGGTTGGGCTTTGTTGGCTCCATCACGCTTTCGCAGGCCAGCGATCTGGCCAGTCTGGTCTGCGCCATCGTGGGCATTGTGGCCGGGGCCTGCACCATTCATAGCTGGTGGAGCAAACGACATGAATCCAAAAACCATCACCGTCATCGTTAGCGCCATCACGGCCTTTGTCATTGCCGCCGGAGGCGCGGTGGTGGTCGTGGTTGGGAGCGGCAACACGCTGAACCGGTCCGCCATGGTCATGGCGGTTGGGCTGGGTCTGGTTTCGGCGGCGAAGGATACCCGGTCGCTGCTGAGCCTGCCTCCGGTGAGCGAGGCGGGCCGGGGGCTGATGGAAAGAGCTTTGCTGGTGCCCGAGGCACCAGTGATACAACAACAGAACGGCGGAGACGCCGAGAAAGACAAGTAGATGAAAGAAACGAAACGATTGGGATGGATGGGATTCCTGGCAGCCGGGTTGGTTGCCATGGCCCCTGGGGTGGCGAGGTCCGAGACCGTGACTGTGACGAACTATGTGAGCGTCACCAACGCAAACACTGGCGTCATAGCCAACTTCGTGCAGACCGGTCTGAACCTGCTGGATGAGAGCGTGGATTACTTCGACGCGACCAACCAGTTCGAGCTGCAACAGGGGTTTGAGTATAAGTCCTCGGGCAGCGGCATCCGGCAGCTGACCGAGCCCATCATGTGGCATAAGTTCAACTCGGTTGGTTGGCTCGGAGTGGGCGCAGGCATTCTCACGCTGGGCGAGGCGGGCTCGGCCCTGAATGGGTATAATGGCCGGCTGTTCTACCGGTATGCTTACCATAACCTGAGCGTCCACGCCATCGCGGGGTTCTCGCGCGACATCGACCAGGACAAGAGTTCCGGCGAGGTGGGAGCGGGCGGGGAATACTGGATGTCCCGGCACGCTGGCGCCTTCCTGAACTACGTGATCGACGTGTCGGGTTCAGGCAAGGATGATGTGGACGGGAAGCTGGAAACCGGGCTCACCTTCAAGTTTTAACCAAAACTGTAACCCTCTAAAAAGGGTAAACATTGCCCGCCCAGGATTGGTTTCTGAGGCGGGCTTTATTCTGAAATGAAGATTCTTATCTGGACCGGGCATCATGATTTGCTGGATGCCGCCATCAAGTTTTTCACCCATGGCAAAGGCAGCCATGCCGCGTTCCTCCGGGCGGATGGCCGGACCATCCATGAGGCGTTCTTTCCTCGGGTGCGGGATCGGCTGATAACCGCCGCCGATTACGCCAATGCGGAGTGCTATGAACTGGCCGGGGTGACCCGGGCACAACATGGGCAGTTCGAGCGGCTGTTTGATGCCAACCTGCGCAAGGGGATAGACTATTGCGTGGCGGATTTGTTCCGGTACGCGTTCAACCGACCGTGTCGGAGCAAGCAGCATACCTTTTGCAGCCGGTATGTGCTTCAGTGCTGCCGCGCCGTGCTGGCGGACAACCAATTGCCGCTGGTTCGCATCCCGGGCGGTGATTGGGCCAGTCCCCGGGATCTGCGCATTTCACCGAGGCTTTATCCCGTGCCGCTGAAAGCTCCGCTATGAACAGCTCAAGCGCACCAGGAGACCAGCCCACCATATCGCGGATAAGCCCGTTGCAGGCCAACCAGGCGCTGTTAGACCATAACGGGGATTTTTCGGCTGCGGCCGCCTCGTTGAGCACCACGACGGAGTATTTTCGCAAGCTCGTCAGTGCGGAGCCCGCGCTCAGGATGCGCTGGCTGGAAGCGCCCAAGGCCCCGCCGGTCTCCGCCATCCTGAACCGGCCGGATGATGTGGCGGTGGCCGAGGCCATCCAGCGCGAGGAGAACGCGCTCAAGAAGGGGGTGGACGGCCTGGGGCTATCCAACCGCGGCAAGGATCTGGCGGTGTCGTGCCAGCGGTTCTACCGAAACAACTTCCGCGAGGTCATCAAAATCACGGGGGGAGGCATCACCAAGGCGTTTCTTGAGGCGCTGGTTGAGATCGAGAAGATCAACGAGAAGCTGGAGCGCATCGGGGATTTGCCCGAAGAGAAACAGGTGGCCATGGAAGGCATTCTGCGCGAAGACCGGTCGCGGCTGCTTGAATTCATCTACAAAGCGTCGGCGAAGGTGGATCAGGGCGTGCTGATTCAGGCGAAGATTCAGAAGATGTTCTCCGAGGGCGGCCGGGGAGGGCGGGGGGATGGCAAGCCGGGGTTCACCCCGCTTAAGAAGGCCCAGGTGGTTGAGCCGTGAAGTCGCCGCCCGAGATTAGCCTGGAGGGCGCGGAGCTGATGGCCGAGTTTCTGGGGGAGCCCCTGGAGCCGTCCGATGCGCCGCCACCGCCTCGCGACGACTCCAAAGCGGACGCGACGGGGGGCGGGGGCTGGACGCCGGACCTGAATCCGGCCCAGCTCAAAATCTTCAACGACGCGGCGGAGAATGTCCTGGGGCATGCGGAGAAAGGTTCAGGCAAGACCATAGCCTTTGGAAATAAGATGGTCCGGCACGCCTACGAGAACAACAACGCGCTGGTGCTGTGCATCACTCCGATGATCCGCACCGGCAACGAAGGCATCTGGTATGATCTGGAAAACCTGGTGCTCCCGGCCTGGAAAGAGGGCATTGAGCTGGAGTTTACCCAGTCCAAGCTGGACCCCAATACCAAGGACCGGCATCGGTGGATACGCAACCGGTTTGGCGGCTGGAGCAAGCTCCTGCTGATGTCCATCCCGCATGCCAGCCAGGTGGAGAGGCGCATCGCTGGGCCGGCTCCGTCGATGGTCTATGTGGATGAGCTGGATAAGTGTGACGGGGAGGAATACTGGAAGTTCCCCGCCGCCCAGCTCGGACGGCGTCGCGACCTGGGCGACGCGCCGCAGCAGTTTACCGCCTCCTGCAATCCCAAGGGGCCATCGCATTGGATCTACCGGATATTCTTTGTGGAGTGTGTGGACCCGGACACCGGGAAACGCGACCCGCACTTCTCGGTGCATCATGTCCCGATTACGGAGAACCTGCACCGGCTGCCGCCCGGCTATATCGAGCGGCTCCAGCGCACCTTCGCGCATGACCCCATCATGTGGAAGCGGCTCATTGGCGGGGAGTGGATCGACCAGCCATCCGGCCGAGGGGTGTTCAAAGGGTTCTATACCCCGGCGCTGCATTTAAGAGGCGATGCGGTTAAGGGAACCGGCATCGAGCCCAAGCGGGGATTCCCCATCTACATCGGGTATGACATCGGGCAGCGGTGGCAGGGGGTGACCTTTTTGCAGTGCATTCCGACCACCACGAAAGCCGTGTGGATCATCTTTGACGAATGCGACCACTTGAACGAGCGCATCATCTACAAGATGCTGGCCTGGGAGATAATTGAGCGCATGCGCTACTGGCGACGGAGAGTGGGGTTCCGGTTCGCCTACTGCCATATCACGGACGATTCAGCTATCAACCAGTGGCGGCCCGGGGGCGAGGGGAGCTACGACGCGTGGGAGTTTGAGAAGGAATTCAACAAGGTGCTGGCGGAGTTTGGCCGCATTGGCGCGGATGGCAGCGTGGAGCCGGCCAAGCTGCTGGGCTGCCCCAAAGGCCCGGGCTCGGTCGCCGCGCGAGTGCGCCTGATGCAGTCCAAGCTGTATCAAGAGGAGCTTTACGTGGGAGCCCAGTGCGAGAATACGGTGGATTGCCTGAACCACCTGGAGTTTGATGAGGGAAACCCCACCAACCCGAAGCGGTCCAAGTGGCTGCACAAGTTTGACTCGTTCAGCTACCCGATCTTCAAGATGGAGGTGGGAGGCGACCCGCGCATGCGGCTGCCGCTGGAGGCCCAGGCGGGCAGGGTGCGAATCATGCGGTTGAAGTGAAACGAGTTGCAAAAAGAGATTCAAAGAGTAACACTATAAAAAGTGTAACACATGCTAGAACATCCATATGAGCGAATCGCTGTCGGCTAAAGACAAAATCTATCTGGACCCAACGGATTCCGAGGCCATGGCCGAGCTTTTCAGCCGGCTGGACCCGGGGGACGAGGTGAGCGGCACCTTCAAAGCCACGCTGGACGAGGCCGGGCAGAAGATGGTGGTGCTCTCGATAACGGAAATCGCCATCGACCAACCGGAGGAGACCGAGGTAGAGCCGACGGAGGCGACCGGGGATGCCGAGCCTGAGGAATCAGTGGCGGTGAAGATGTTTAAGAACCGGGCCGGGGTGCCGGAGAACGACCGGAACCTCCCGCCGGACAACAGCATGACGCATTGAGGTTATGTCCCGCCACCAAGATGATGATTTGATCGCGCCCCGGGTAATCAGCCGATACCGCCAGATGGGCATTATCCCGGGCTGGAAGCCCGCGCAATTGGTGCGCCTGGCGCATCTGGCCAATCGCACCGTGGAGGAGATCGGGGCGATGGCGGGACTGATGCCCAGCCAGACCCGCGCACTGATCGAGAAAGGGCGGTTTCCCCCGCCGGTCAGTCTTCATTTCGCCCTGATTGAGGCCACGCTGAAGGGGTCGCGGTTTGGTGACCCTGGCGAGCCCATCATTCCGCTCAACCTGCTGGAGAAGCAATAGCATGCCCCTGGATTTTGACATACTGGCCGATTATCAGACGACTGACGACCGGTTGCGTGAGTTTTTCACCGCCGTAGAACCCACCGTGACCCAACGGGCGCGAATGACCCCGGCGGAGATTCGGGTGAGAGAGCGCGACATCAAGCAGCGGGCGAAGTTTGAGAAGTGGCTTTCCGGCATCTTGCAGGAGCACATTGTTTTCTCGCTGGCCAACTACCAGAAGTATGCGGCGGTGGACATGGCATGGGACTCGTTTCCGGTCAATAAAGCCGTGGTCCCGCTGATGCAGTATGCCCAGGGACGCATTGATCTCTCCAAGTTTCAGAAGTGCATGGAGGAGGTTCCGGACGGGCAGAGCTATTTGCGCAAGAATGCGAGCGGCGAGGTGGTTGGGGCGGACGTGCCGAAGTTTTACGAGAGCAACGTCAACCTGCTCCGGTCGGTGGTGACGCGCCGACGGGCGGCGCAGGTCCAGAAGTACAACCGGGCCTGGCCGTATCTGTGGTATGAGCCGCGGGACCAGACGGCGGTGGGGAAGCTGCGCGCGGACATGGTGAGCCAGCGGATGGACATCATGGCCGACCAATATGGCTACCGCCATTTTGTCTCCCAATCGATTCTGCACATGCTGCTGCATCAGCGGTGTGTGGCATTCCCCCGGTCGTATTGGGAGCGGGAAGTCCAGCTGGAGCGGGTTCCGGGAGACATACAGCGGGACGAAAACGGAAGGATACGGACGCGGGCGCGAGTGGTGCGCGAGGGCATTTCATGGGTCATTGCGCATCCCAGCCGGGTGTTCTACGACAACAACTATCCCATCACGAGCCTGAACCAGGACATTGGGTGCGAGTATGTTGGGTTCTGGGATGTGGCGCGGTGGGGGGATATAGCCAACAACGGGGCCTACTTCAACCGCCGGAAGGTCAGTTACACCAGCGGAATGTGCGACTGGTTCAGCACCTACTGGGCGTACTTCAACCAGTATTTCACGACGATAACGCCTCCGGCCATGCCGCAGGTGCAGGGAAGCAACCCGACTGCGGCCAATGACATGAAGAACCAGGTGGGCCTGTTTACAGGTCAGCCTGAATCGGTTAGCACGATCTTCTCCCACATCTGGGTCAAGGTTCGGCCGCAGAATTGGGGCTGGGGCCGGTATCCGCATCCGGTGTGGGTTCATCTGAAGGTGGCGGGGGATGCCACGGTGGTCTATGCCAAGATCATGCCGTCGTCACCGGCGGCGGTGTTCAGCTATAACGCCAACGACAGCCGGCTGTTCAATATCGCGATGGCGCATGAGCTGCTGCCGTTTCAGGATCAGCTTACCAACCTGTTCAGCCAGCTGCTGGAGACCATCAAACAGGATCTCTTCAGCGTCTGCGTGCTCAATACGGATGTCTTCCCGGACAACGAGCAGGGCAAGGCGGCCTTGGCGGAGTTTGAGGAGCTGATGCGGGGTGGGGCCAAATACACCAGCATGCAGATGCTGGAGGTGAGCTTCAGCAAGCTGAGCCAGCTGGGCATCAAGCCGGAGCAGGCGTTCATTGTGGTCCGCTCCACGCCCAACACGGCCATCGACAAGATTTTCCAGGCCATCACTCATCTGCTCAACATGGCGGATCGGCTTTCGGTCATGTCTCCCCATGAGCAGGGGCAGGCGGCCAGCCACGAGATTTCGGCGACCGAGAGCCATGAGATTAGCCAGTCCACCGACACGGTTTACGATTTCATCTCGACCGGGGTGGATGAGGGCCGCGAGGCGATGAAGCGGATTCTGTATGAATCGCTCACGGCTTGCGGCAGCGATGACGTGGAGTTGACCGTGATGAACCGTTACCCGGAGTCGGTGATTAAGCAGGCCGGCTTTGAGGTGCATCGCGACTCGCTGATGGAGCTCAACGGGCACGTCAAAGTCGTGGGCAAGAAGTCGGGTTTGGTTCACGAGTACAACTACACGTCGCGGGACGGTGGCGACCGGCCTTCGGGGCAGCAGGCGGCCACCGTGCTGGTCCAGATGTTGCAGGCTATCGGAAGCCTGGAGGCGAGCATGCAGCAGGCTATCCTGGGAGCGATGGGCAAGCAGAAGGTGTTTGAGGTGTTCAACCAGATCTTCCGCAGCATCGATGCCGGGGTGGACATGCGCCTGGAGCTTAAGCCCGGCGAGGAGGACACCCTGCTGCTCTCCCAGGACCAGCAGATGGTTCAAGGGCTACAGAGGCTCGCCGAGTCGGTGCAGAAGGATAGCGCCGACATCTCACAGATTCACCAGGCGTTGGACGCGCTGTGCGAGGTCATTGGAAAGATGAACCCGCAGGCCGGTCAGATGATTGCCGAGGCGATGCGCAAAGTTTCGCCTCCTCCGGCAGAGGGTTCCGCCTCCCAGCCTCAGCCATTACAACCGCAGTAACTCATGACACCAAAGACCGAAACCGAGACCAAACCATCCGCAACCGCCGCCCCGGCGGAACCTAACAGCACTCTTCCCGCAACTCCTCCTCCCGCTACGTCGGCAGAGGGAACGGGCCAGCCACCGGCCGCAGCCAGCACGGTGCCGGAACCGGACCACTTGCTGGCGGCGGTGCTGCGCGACTTGCGCGGGGAGGAGCCGCCTCCGGTTGTTCCTGCGCCCGAGCCTGAGCTTGAGCCGGAGCCGCCTCCTGTCGCCGCCCCAGTGCCTCCCGTTGCGTCTGCCGCCCCCGCAGCCCCGGCTGCTCCCGCTGCCGCTCCGGCCGAGCCCGGGCGAAAACCGGCAATCAAATCGATTTCGCAGGGGCATCCCTTGGTGGAAGGAACCCCGGCCCAACTGGTTCAAGAGCCCGGGGAGGAGCCTCCTGCGGCCTCGCCACCCGCACCGGCAGAGGATTCCACTCTGACCTCCGACCAGATCGAGGAATTGGAGGAGGCCGAGGTCGCCGCCCGGCTGTTTCCCAGCCGCTATGGGGACTTTCCCACCGAGCTGAAGAAGTGGTATGAGGGGTTTGGCGCCAGGGCGAAAGCGCTCCTGGAGAAGAATCCGAATCTGACCGAGGAGGATGATGAATACCAACGCCTGCTCAATAGCAAGCCGACGGTGAAGCCGGCGGACTACAAGAAAGTGCTCAAAGCGAGTGTCCGGGAAGATGTTCGCCGGGACGTGGCCAAAGAGCTGGCACCGCGCTTCGACCAACAGGCGATGGATACGCGGCGGGCCGAGATCCTGCCCGCCGTGCAGAAGTTTGCCTCGGAAACGTTTCCGCAGGGCATCCGGAACTTGATTAGCGCGGATGCCCAGTCGCCCTTGTCCGAGGCGCTCAAGCGGGTGGAGGAGAAGGGGTTTGCCGCCGCCGCCCAGGAGTTTCCGCTGGAGTGCGGGGTCATGGCGGAATCCTACGGGCGACAGCAGAAACGCGTGGAGGAGTTCCTGCTGCTTAAGAATCGCGCCACGCCGTTCAACCCCAGGAACGCCGTGCATAAGGAAATTGCCGATTTCATCTCCCAGGAGGGGCGGCTCTTTGCGCAGCGGGGAGGCAAGTATCTGGTCCAGGGCGCAAGACGGTTTCTCCCACGCGATGAGTTTATCGCCATGATTACTCCCGGGGAGGCGGGCTACAGCGCCGCCGAAGCCCGGGCCTTCAACGCGGCGGACTGGACCACGTCGAAATTCTGGACGTTCACCGACGCGGCGATTGTCGATATGATGGCCATCCGGGGCAAGGAAGAGGCGGAAAGCAATGTGGCGACCGAGCTGAAACGGGCCAAACAGCTGGGCTTTGAACGGGCCGCCCGAAAACCGGTTGCCAAAGACCAAACCAAACCCGGGGAGGAACCCCGGGAAATCCGGCCTCCCCGGGCCACTCCGGCGCAGGCGCCGGGAGCCGCCACGACCCCGCCCGCGCAGGGCAATCCCGATGGCTCACCCATCCCGGTGGCGTCGATTGTGTCGAGCCTGAAGCGGGGGCGCTGAGTTTGTAGAAGGCCAAACGGGTTCGAGATTGAACCGGCGCGGATGGAAATGCGTCCATCCGCGCCGGTTTCGTTGTGAGGCGTAAAAGTAACCCTACAATAAGGGTAACAAATAACGCGAACACAGCGAACCGATTATGGCAAATACACCTCCCGGCGCGGCGCAGGCACCCAACAGCGCGGCCAACAGTTTCAACCCCACGAACAGCGATCCTCGGCTGATCGTGGTTGACGACGCGATGAGCCTGACCCGCGCCAACTACACCGGCTGGAACAAGTCGGATATTGAGGGGACGATGTTCAAGGAGGTCGGCCTGGACAAGATCATCTCCCAGACCAAGGAGGGGCGTTTGGCGGGCAGCAAGCAGCGGACGCTTACCGACCTGCTGCTTTCCCGGCACACCCCGCTCAAGCTCGGCGGCGGGGCGGCGGCGCAGTCGGTGATTCAGCCCTTCCGGCTGATTCCGAGGCGCAACCGGGTGAACCCCGGGTATTTTCGCGTGTCCGGCGGGTTCTCGCTGGCCAATTTCACGGCCCAGGGCGGCACGGCTGGGGCGAACGTTTCCTTCACCGGCATCTCCAACGGGACCATCACGCTGAACGCCGGGGTGGGCGCCTGCTGGGTGCTGGTGGTCAACAACGGCAGCATCGATGCCGACAGCTCGCCGTTTGCCAAATCGCCCAACAATGTGCTGAAGAGCCCGGAGAAGTATTTTCTGCCCCGGCACAGCCTGACGGCGGAATTCCTGAACGGGGCCAACAGCAAGATCACCAGCCAGCTGCGGGTGGTGGACTCCGCCGCCGGGCCGGACGCCAACCAGGCGTACGTGCTAGTGATTCCCAACCGGACGTTCCGGGGCGACTCGACCATCCCGAGCGGCACGCTGCTGACCGGGGCGTTTGGCAACGGGTCGATCAACGACACCACGCTTTGGTGGGAGAACGCGACCGCGGCGGCGCAGGCGACGTATCAGCCGACGACCGGCATCGTAAAGGTCGGGGTCAACGCGGTAAGCGACTACCAATCGTATGGCGCCCAGCTTCCCGGATTCAACGAGTATGGGCTGATCGAGTATTGGCGCCAGACGCAGCGGTGGAATCACAAGTTCAACGACCAGTATGTGGAGGCGCTGGCGGCGTCCACCACGAGCGAGGGCCTGAAGAAGTTCCGCCTGCTGCCGTTGGCCAAGCTGCGGGCGCAGCAGGAGAAGATGAACGAGGACTTTTTCTACGAGACCTGCTTTTACGGCGACGTGGAGAACGAGCTTCAGACCATCAGCACCTGGAACAAGCTGCCGCATGTGGAAGACCCGGCCTGGGCGGCTTCGGGTGAGACCGGGACGCAGCTCATCGAGTATGTTTCCCGGACCGTCGGCATCCGCACGCAGATTGCGGCCTCGGGCAACGTGTATGACTGCCAGGCGGGGCCGCTGGACCTGGATGCGCTGTTTGAGGCGGGCTACTACGTCAAGCGGGAGCGCGAAGAGGAATCCAGGGTGACCGTCACGGACATCGATGTCATGACGGATCGCCGGTTTACCCGGCCCATGATTCGGCAGCTGATGATCCGCTACTTCAAGGCGAAGTACGCCATCGACGACGTGACGATGTTCGTCGAGTCGGGCAAGAAGATCACCGACACGTTCAACGGCGCGGTGCTCTTCGAGTATGACTCCTATGAGCTGCCCGACTACGGCTACACGCTGCACGTCTTTAGCGATGAGTATTTCGACGACAAGGTGGCCCAGTTCCAGACCGGACAGAAATCCGCCGGGCGCGCGATCTGGATGATTGACTGGTCGGACATCGCGGTGGGGGTGATTGCCAGCAAGTCGGTGCCGCGCACCAACAACCTGGCGGACAACCTCTACAAGTACGTCATGACCCAGAACGTGCAGCATGTGCAGCTCAATAGCCGGACCTTCGAGGTGGCGGTGGGCAACACCAATCGCCATCGCCTGATCGAGAACTACGCCGACGCGGGCGCCAAGCTCACCGTGCCGGGCTACGACCTGACCGTGAGCAACTAACCCGGCCTTTTAATTACCCAATAATCTATGACTCACTTAAGCAAGACCTTATCTCACCAGGCCGGCTTGATTCTGGGCCTGGCGCTGCCGGTGGCAGCCTGGGCGCAGACCGCCAGCTACTACGGCGGCGATTTGCTCGCCACCAACTTCGTGATGCAACCCGGGGCCACCAACCTCTCCGGCGCGAACTATCCTCCCGGCCAGGGCCAATGGATGAGCACCAAGGGGGTGGACGCGGTGGACCCCAACGCGACCGGTGTCACATTCCAGTTCCTGACCGCGCAGGTGGGGAAGGATATGACCAACGCGGTTACGGCGCAAAGTGCGACCAGCTTCAGCGCGACCATCGCCACGGCGCTGGATGACGCGGCGCTGGCGCGCAACTGGCCGCCCGCCACCAATGCCATGTTCAGCCTGACCAACCTGGCCTCAAGCCAAACCAACCCGGCTTCGTGTTTGGTGTTTGTGCCAGCCTCCAACTTTTTGGGCGCCAAGTGGTTCAAGCTCGTCTCCCTCAATTACCAGGGGACCAATGCGCTGCGGGTGCAGGCGCGAGCGGGGTTCTGGACGCAGTAGTTTTCACGCCTATGAAATTCTATCACCTGACCAACTGTAACCGCCCGCTGCGCGTGGGGGATGGGGTTATCCAGTTTGCGCCCTACGAGCACACCGGCGCCTGGCTGGGCGTGTATGCCACGGCTGAAGAGAAGGAGATCGCCTTGCTGGACAAGCTGGCGCTCGACCCGAAGTCGGGCGTCACCGGTATTGCCGAGGCCCAATACCGCAAAGCCCTGCGGATTAAGACCAGCGCCTCCAACAGCTATGCGCCTTCTTTGGCAGTTTCGTCCGCGACGCCGGGCGTGTCGGAACCGGTTGGCTCGGGAGAACCCATCGATACGAATCCCCCGGTCCCGCCACTGGAGCCACCCGTGACCCCGCTGGAGAGCGTGAGTGAGGCGGTGGAGGTGGTCGCGGTTCAGGCGCGCAAGAAGAAGTAACGCATGAATGTCGATCCGCAGGCTGGACTATGGACCTGGGCGCAGTTTAACGCCCAGGTCGATACGCTGTGCCCGTTAGAGTGCAAGCGGATCTTTGGGCAGATGAACCCGGACGGCAGCTCCGCCTATTACCGGGGCCACATTCGGCAGGCGGTCCTGGACTTATCCAACTACATCCCGGAGTTCAACAGGAACCATGAAACCCTCTATTACAACCAGGATTTTGTTGCGGACGGACAAGCGCACGTGGGCGCTTTGCCGCCGCTGAGCAAGCTCACCGGGGCTTGGCTTTATAGCCAGGACCGGCAGCGCCGGTTTCCGGTCGTTGAAATCGCGTGGGAACGGCGGTTTTCCCTGGCCATGAACGGGGGCGGGGACAAGCTTGACCATGGCTGCACCGTCATGACGGCAGCCAGCCTCGGCGCGATGGAAATGATGGATGCCGTGGTGAAGAGCCTGCCCGGACAGCACGTGGGCGTCATAGCCCTGAGTCCCAAACATGAGCAGTTCTATGTATTTCCAAAGATCGACGGGGAGTGGGTCTTGTCCCTGTTCTGGGACGGTCAGAAGCTGGATTATCGCGAGGCTGAGCTGGTTCCCTTCGAGGAGGAAGCCGCCTTTGCGGTCGCGTTGTGGGTGCAGGGGCAGTTTGCCAGCTATATCGACCACGACTATGCCCGGGCGGCGGCCTGCCTCCAGCAATACAATCTCAAGCGCAACAACCTATACCTGCGGACCAAGGAGAAAGGCGCATTGAAATGAACGCCCAGGCGCCCGCCCCAACCCCTCCCTGGCTGCGGCCAGTGCAATCGTTCGCGGTTCAGAACTGCTTTGGCGACGATGCCATCGATTTGGGAATGGATGTTACCTATTTGATGCAGACCAGCCCCAAGTCCGATAACTCGCCCTACCGGTTGACGTTGCCCAACGGCAATTATCAGAGGCAGTTCAAGCGGGTGTACGTCCATAGCTCGACCGCCGCCAACACGGCCCCGTTTCTGTTAGTGGGGGCCTTTGTGGGTTTTGCCAGCCTCATCTTCAACAATACGGCCTTCAGCGCGGTGCTGGAGTGGGATGGCGGGGCCTGGCAGTTCGCCGGGGGAAATGCTCAACCTTCCAGTCAGACATGAGAAATTTGTTTTCAACCCTTCTGGTCATTGCGGCCGCCATGCGGTGTCCCGCGTTTCCGGATTTTGCCGGTAACCCGCCAGCCGGCACGGTGCGGGTAATTCCGTACACCACGGATTGGTCGCAGAGGCTGCTGCTCAGCCGCGGTCAGGCCGATGCGCTTGGGATGCTCTTTGTGATGAACGCGACCAACTCCATCGTGGTCTCGGCGTCCACCAATTGCTCGGCGCTGGTGGCCTCCACCAACTCCTATTTTCCGTCCGTTCTGGCGGTGGAGCTTCCGCCCGGAGTGTATCATGTCGAATGCGCGGTGTCGGCCACAGCTTCAACCCGTGGCTGGGAGTGTGGTTTTGGCTCCACCAACGGGGTGGTTCTGGTCGCCTCCAACCAGGTCGCCACCCCGGTGTTCGCCTCCGGGATGCTGACGGTCTCCAGCAATAGCTGGTATGGGTTCTTTATCCGGCAGCTTTCCCCGGACCCGACCGCTCTACCGGCCATCAGCAGTAACAGCGTCTGCTGGATCTACAAAGTGCAATAATGGCCAGACAGCCTCCACCTCCCATCCAGATTAAGCCCGGCAAACTTATGCCCGGGCTGTCCTCGGAATCCGCCGGTTTGGCGAACTACATCGTCAAACGGGATTGGCGCCGGGTGATGGAGCGGGAGATTCGCGCCGAAGGCTACACTGGGCTGGTCTTAAGCCCGTCGGTGACTTCAGACATTCAAGTGACACCTCCGGGCTCCGCGACCGCTTTGACGGTAATCGCCATGGCCAAGCGTGGCGATGGAAAGCGGGTGATTGTTGCGGGAAATCCGACGACCCTCTGGGCCTACACGGGGACGGAGGAGAGGCATTACTGCCTGAGTGCCGGCGGGGAATCAGACTACTTCGCTTCCGGCAGTTACGTCGATGAGATGCAATACGGCTGGATTCAAATTGCCCAGGGGCTATCCACCAGCGGGCGGCGATGGGAGGCTGTGGCCGTGGGAGACTACCTATGCCTGAATAACGGGGTGGACCTGCCAGTGACCTACCGGCCCGGCGATCCGGCGGCCTATACCATCTACGAGCTGCGCGAGCAGCAGATTGCGAGCGTGGGGACTATCGCGGTTCATGACGGCAATTTGCTCTGCATGGATCTGTGGCAGATTAACGACAATGCTTTTGATGACCTGATGGCTCCGGCGGAGTCCGCCCTTGCCGCCTCGCAGGATGCGACCGGGGTTGTCTCCGTTCTGGCGGGGGAGCTGTTCCCGGACGCAACGGTAACGCCAGGTCTTTGCCTGTTTTGGGACAGCGGAGAGGCCGTCCGGATCACCTCCGTTTCCAGCGAAGGCGCCATCACCACGGACGCCCAGCAGGCGATTGCCGAGGGCACGGTGTATCTGGAGCGGTCGGAGGCATACGGGGTGTTTGCCGATACGTCGAAGATGCAGCGTTACCCGTGGCGGGTGCTGCCGTCTATGCCGGGCTTGCCTCGGCGATTTGGGGCCACGGTTCCAGTCAAGGCCAGCCTGTTTGACCGCAGGCTGCGGTTTAAATACCCAATTCGGTCCCTTCCGGAGCTGGTGCGCTTCAATCAGGCGGGGGGATATGCCACCTCGAAGCTCGTTGGCGGCTCGCTGGACATTGTAGTGCTCTATGCGGGGTCGGGCGGCGGGACGCTGAGCACGAGCGTCATCGCCGCGAGCAAGGATATAGCCATGTCGTGCCTGATTTCCGATCCCGTCCTTTACCCCATCACCTATGACGGGGATGAGGATCTTAAGGCGAGCCTGGAGCCGCTGGATGCCGCCGACAGCTACGCCGGGACGTTCATTGATTTGGTCGATGATGGGGGGATTATCATCAAGGCGCTACAGCTCCGGGATCAGATCCTCATTTATAAGGATACCCCGGTCGTTTACCAGGGCACGTTCACCGGGGATACGACCACCCCTTACCAATTCCAGAAGGTGGTTATTGCCAACGCCGGCCAGTCGCTGCATTACCGCAATACCGTGGTTGCCTCGGGCGGTGGGTTTTACGGCTCCTGCCATGTCTATGCCGGGAGGGAAGCTTTCTATAAGTTCGACCTGTTTACCCAGACGCCGCAGGAAATCCCGGAGTTGCAGGCGGCTCAAAGCCTCTTTTTTGACGGCGCGGCGCAAGATCCTGAGAACGCGTTTGTGTGCGAAAATCCACTGACCCGGGAATGGGTTTGGGGGTGGACGGGGACCGGCGAGGACCGGGCCTTGTGCTACGACTACGCCTACAAGACGTGTCGGACCACCAGCGCGCCCATTGCTGCCGCAGCCAGGGTCCAGCATCCGGGCAAGACCCGAAACGATTGGCTGTTCCTCTTTGGGGACGATAGCGGCGGGGTTCAGCGCTACGGGCTCTGGGACGCCAAGGTGGTTCAGTCCGGAAAGGTTACAGCCTCGGTTACATCTGATGGAGTGGTGAGGGCGTCGGCCGATTTCTTCGCCCCCGAGCATGTGGGCCGGACGCTCGTGTTTGCTTCTGGTGATACGGTGGCCATCACAGGATACACCTCAGCAACCGAGATGACTTTTACCGGGGCCATTCCGCAGGCTACCGGTCGGTTCATGCTGCTTCCAGGCATCTGGCATCGTAACGGGGAGCCTTACGATTCGGTGATCGAGTCCGGCCTGGGCGATTTGGGCGCCTCGGATATTGAGAAGCTCGTGACCCGCTATATTCCGGTGGCATCCTCCAAATCGCAGAATGCGGTTCTGACCATTGATTTTAAGACGGGAATCAATCCTGGCAGCCCGGTCTTTTGCCAGTCGGCGACGGTGCCGGCTCCTCAGGCCGGTCACAATCTGGTGCAGCCCACATTTATGGGCTGTTACATCGGCGCGCGCCTGACCCTCGGCGGTCGGAACAACCCGTTTGAGCTGGTGCAGCAGATTTGGCAGACCACGCCCGTCAACAGCCGGAGCGCGGGAAGATTATGAGCGCATTGAAAGAACAGACCTCCACTGAAAAGCCGGAACACGCCCGAATGACCTGGCCCAAGCTCGACCTGCCGGAGCCGGACCCGCGCACGGGCATGACGGCGGAGCACCAGGAGCAGCTTCATAAATGGTACGCTTCGGTTCAGGGCGCGGTGAACACGCGGATGGACGCGATGTCCAAGGAGCTTGAAAGCTTACGGACCAAGACAACGAAGAGCTAAACCGAGCTGGCGTCATGTTTGAATGATGGAGGCTTGCGTTTTGGGCTAAATAGATACACCATAAAGAGGGTAACACTATGAGCATACCGCAATTTCCTACGCTGGTGACGCGCGCCCTCAAGGGCGAGGCGCTGCTGGATGCCGAGCTGGACGCCAACTGGGCGAACCTGAAGTCCTATTGCCTGACGCTGGCCAATCTCCTCTCCACCGCGCTGAACGCGGACGGGACGCTGGTGGCCGATGCGGTCAGCACCGAGTCGCTTCAGGCCGCGGCGGTCACGCTGGCGGCGCTCAACCCGAGCCTGCTCTACTCCATTGTGCCGGTGGATACGGATTCGGGCACGGTCAACAAATACGCCATCACCGCCAAAGGCGGGCTGGGCGGCACCAATCTGATTCCTTCGGGTGCGGCCTACGATGCCAATGGCAACTATGTGCTCACCGGCCTGACCAAAAACTACGGGTATTACTGGGCCAAGGGCACCAATGACGCCTCAGTGGTCGTCAATACCAGCCTGACGCTTTCAGGGGATAGCAGCGATAGCAGCGGCGGTGCCTTCACGGCGACCCAGACAATGGTGACCTTGACCGGAACCCCCTCGGCGTCGGTGACCGCCAGCCTGTCGCTCTCCGCCCCCGTTTCCGCCTACAAGGACGGCCAGATGTTCTTTGTCTATACCGCCACCGCCAACACGGGGGCCAGCACGCTCAACGTCAATAACCTGGGCAACATTCCCATCCTGAGGAACGGCAAGGCGCTGGTGGAAAATGAAATTGGTGCCAGCTCGGTGTTTGCGGCGGTTTACAAGGCGGGCAGCTTCGTGCTTTTGAGCGGCAGCGGGAGTGATTCCTCCAGCTCGTCGAGCGATTCCACCATTTCCTACACCGTAAGCGGCGTGGTGCTGTATTCGTCGGGCCAAATCGCTCTGCCAGCCGCTGGCGGCAGCACGACTCTGGCTCACGGTCTGGGGCAGATTCCAACGGTTGTTACCGCGTCCCTGATAAAGGTGGACGCTGATGCCACGACCGCCGCCGTTGGTCAGTATGTGAGCCTGGACCAGTTCTTAGCCAACGGCTCGCCCGCGTTTGCAGCGGTCTTTGACGATACGAACGTTACCGTTCAGCTCGGCGCTTCGACTCCGACTTTCAATGGAACCGCTATCACCACCGGAAGCTGGCGGCTGGTTATTGGAGCGCAGAAGCTGGGTAATGTCAGCACTAACGTCTTTCCAGCCCTGACCTATACGTTGGCCGAGCCCGAAGGGGCGGTGTCTTATGGCGACAAGTTGCTGGTGTTCAATTACGCCAACCATGCGGCTGTGGTTCGCGGCAGTGTTATCAACCTTACCAGCAATGTCGCTACCCCGCTGACAGCGCCCAACTCCGGCAAGCCCCGGTATCAGAACCACGGTCTGTTCACCCGGGCTGATGGGAGCGTGGACAGCGTTTTTACCTCCAACGCGGGACTCTACCGGGTGCCGGCGGTAGATCCATCGACCAACATCGTCCCGGTCGCCCAGGTCTATGACAGCACCGGGCTTTACTCGCTGACCATCTCCGCCGGGGTTGCCTACACCATCACCAAGGGGAGCAACGACCTCCAATACAGTTTTGACGGGGCGACCTACACGGATCTCACGAGCTCGCAGGTTGCCATCCCCAGTTCCAACACCTACACCACGCTCTACCTCAAAGGTAATCCGAACGGTTCGGTGACGGCGTCGGTTGCCACCATCGGGACGTGGCAGCCGGTGCAGATCAACAGCACCAAGACCGGCTTCTACGAATACAAGCCGGCATGGATTACCGAGAGCAGCGGCAGCATCACCGTGGTTTACGCCTGCTCCAGCTCCTACAATCTGGGGCATACGATTTCGGGCCTCCGCATGTATTCCATCCCGGTCGGGAGCACGGCCGCCGCCGTGGTGGGAACTTCCCTGGACCTGACCAATAGCGGGATTGTCAACATTGCCGAGTTCAACAAGTGGCATCCGGCCTCCAGCGCCGCCCGGGTGACCTTCTTCCAATACAACCCGTTCAAGAAGCGCCTCTATGTCGTCACCGATGAGATTGGGTTGATTCACATATTCCAAATCTCCGGCACGGATTGGAATACCACCAGCGCCGCCGCCAACGACCTGTCCGCCTTTTGGGCCGCGGCTACCCGTTACCCCAGCCTTTCGTATGTGAAGAGCATTGCGCTCTCGGGGGACGGCGCGGCCTGGGGCAGTCCGTTGCGGTGCAACATGACCATTGAGGTGGACCAGTCGAGCGGGGATGAGGCGGCCATTGTGTTTACCCGGGATGCGAGCGCCAACTATACCGGCAGCGTGACCCGTGTGCCTTGGATTGAAAACTGATTTATGAAACTGCAACGACTGACTACCTCGCTTTGCTCCGTCTGCTACAAGGAAGTGCCTGCCGTGGTGACGGTGAACCCACAGGGCGTCCAGATGGAAAAGGAGTGCAGCGCGCATGGCCGACAAACCAGCCTGGTGGAGCATGACCCCGTGTTCTACACCTACGTCATGGGGCTCAAGTCCGCGACTATCTATGCCGGCTACTTCGTCGATGTGACACGCCAGTGCAACCTGCGCTGCCGATACTGTTACTATCACCTGGAACAAGGGGAGCCGGTCGGGCTGGAGCTGGACGCTATCGTTCAGGAGTGCCGGGTCAATTCTCATCTCGGCCCGTTCATCCTGACCGGCGGCGAGCCCACCCTTCGCCCGGACCTGCCCGTCATCATTGAGCAGGTTTCCAGGTATGGCGGAGTTGAGCTGCTGACCAACGGAATCCGGCTGGCTGAGCGGGAGTACTTCGACCAGCTCATGTCCATGCCGCAGATTCTGGGCGATAGCGGGTGCGCGAACGTGAATCTTTCGATCCATCCCGAGACGGACAAGTGGAGGGATGTGATTGCGCATGCCCGCGCCGCCGGGATCAAATTGGAGAGCGCGCTCCTGGTGGTGGACTCGCAGGCGAGCTTTTTGAAAGCCGTGGCTCTGGCCAAGGAGCTTTCCGATGTGGTGATGGCCTTCCGCCTCAAGGCCGCTTCGCGTATCTGGGCGGAGCAAAAGCCCACGGAAAAGATATTCGTGTCCGATATGCTCCATTGGCTGGAAGGGGCGGGGATGGAGGTCCGGCTCCTCACCGTTGTGGGGCGGGAGAACAAGAGCGTGTTCGTCAACACTCTGGTGGAAGGCGTCAATCTGATGCTGGTGTCCTGGCACGACGTGACCAACGTGGACCTGCATGAGATCAACTGTCCTCCGTTTTACCGAGCCCGGAATGGCGAGGTGGCGAACTTCGTCACCGCCGGGCTCATCAATGAAGGGATGGGCAGGGGCTGGCTGAAGGGATGGCGCCTGTGAGAATTACTGCCGCCACCATCGACGATGTGCCGCGCATCCTGGAATGTGCCCGGGAGTTCACGGCCATCCTGCCCGATTGCCCGCTGGACGAAAGCCACTACAGCCAGTTCTGGCGCGGAGCGTTGCAGTCGCGCGCAGGCATCATCCTGCTCCTGGAGGAGGACGACGGCAGGGTCGTCGGCGGAATTGGCGGCATGATTCACCCCGATTTGCTCACCGGCAGACTGTGTGCCGTGGAGCTGTTCTGGTACGTGAAGCGAGAGCATCGAAGAGGGCTGTGGCCGGTCCGGCTGCTCAAAGGTTTCGAGGTGTGGGCCAGACGGCGCGGGTGCGCCACCGTGGCCATGATCTATATGCAGGCGTCCATGCCCGAAAGAATGAAGGGGTTCTACGAACAGGCCGGTTACTCGCTCTACGAGTGCGGCTACAGAAAGGTGCTATGTCCGCAATCTCAGGAGTGATCGGCGCCCTTACGCAGGCCGACTCTTCCCGCCGAGCCACTAATACCGCCAGAGACTCGCAGCGGGAGGCCAACAAGCTGAACTATAAGATGTTCCAAGAGTCGCGCGGCTCGACGGGCAGCGCGGTCATGCCGCTGTACCTCAAGGGCGCGGATGGCGGATTGTTCGAGGGGGAACTGGGTAACGACCTGGTGGGGGCTTACAACCGGTCCGCCATGCCGCTCTCCTCGTTCCAGTCGGCGGTGGGACGGACTGCCCTGGCTCAAGAGGGTGCCACCAGCCTCACCAACGACATCTTTGACGGCGGGGTTACCCGGCGGATGGAGCGTAATGCCGCGCCTGTGCAGGCCGCACGGCTGGCTACGGCGCGCAGCTCCTCGCTCGATGCCCTGCATAAGACTCTGGATGCCATCGACTCTCAGCAGGCCAGCCGGGGATTGGTGGGGGATTCCTATGGCCGGCGTCTGCTCCGGTTTCAGGCCGGGCGAGCCGCCGGAGACGCCACGGGTGCCGCCACCCTCCAAAACTTGCAGCAGACCGCTGATATTCGCAATTACGGCGACATCACGATGCCGATGCAGAATATCAATCTGCCGTTTCAGATGGCCAAGCAGAACGGCGACCTGGCGTTCATGCCCAGTGACCAGTGGCTCCAGAGCATCGGGCAGCGCATGCAGCCGTTCAACATGCTCAAGCTGGGCTATACCGGGCCGTTCCAATACCAGCCGTTACCGACCGGTGGACCCAATAGCGGGGTAGCCAATGCCATGGGCGTGGTCTCTGGAGCGGGCGGTCAAATTGCCGGAGCCGCCATGAACTATTACAGCCAGAAGCAGAATCAGCAAAACATGCTCGCTCAGATCAAGGCGTGGCAAGCCGGGCAAACCACAACCGGGACCGGCTTGTCCGGCGGGAATCTCTATAGCAGCCAGACGGCCGGGGTGGAATCCACTCCCGCCTTCGGTAGCACGATTTCCTCTCCCGGACTTTCCTATGACGCCACGAGTTCGGGCACAGTCAGTCCGTCATTCGGTTCCGAAATCACCGCTGGAGGATGGTAATCTATGCCTGGAGAAGTTATTTCACCCCCAGTTCGAGTCCTGGATTACGGGTATCAAGCGCCTAATCCCGTGGATTGGGTGCGTGCCGGTTCGGCCGCCGCTGCTCCCGTGGCTCAAGCCGTCGAGAATGCCAACGCGGCTCGCAACCAATTCCTGATGAACCAGCTCCAGCACGCCGAAGCGGTGGATCTCAACCGGCGGGTCAGTGACCGGCAGTTGCAGATCGCCAGGGAGCAGCATGGGATGCAGCTTCAACGCGAGCAGATGCGGGATGACCGGATGACCCATGTGGCCGAGCTGCGGGCCAAGACGGCCTTGGAGGAGATCCGGCAGAAGCATGATCTGAACAGTCTCGAAAAGTCGGTAGCCTTTTTGCGCAACCAAGTCGGGGGTGTGGTGCCCGCACGCCTGGCCGGAGAGGGCGACTCGGCCTACAAGAACCGGGTGGATGAAACCGCTGCCAAGCAGGTGGAGGCCAATACCCAGGCGGATGCCCAGGCGAAGGTGTCTATTCGTAAGCGGCGGGAGGAACTGACCGGATACTTGAGCGCCAACGCGCCCGCGTTTCAACAGGTGGCGCAGTTGGCTGCCCAGTCCACCAAGGCCGAGGCGGCGATGGCAGCTCAGAAGGCTTTTCTCAATAGCCGTCCAGAGGTCGGGAACTTGGTCGGGCAGGGTGCCTCCTTCGAGGAGGCGCTCAAGAAGACCAATTCGTTCGCCGACTTCATGCAGACCTTCAACGGCTACCATCAGGCGATGCAATCGCAGTGGCTGCACCAGAATGGGACTCTGGCCGGAGGCGCCGCCGCCAAGCTGGCCGCGGCCAAGAGCGAATTGCAGCTCCTGGATAAGCAGGAACATAACCTGGACCTGATGCCCGGCGAGAACGGGCGCACGGTGCCGCGCTTTTGGGCCTCCCGCTCATCCAATCTGGCCGATGAATGGATGCTCCGGGACAAACAGAAGCCAGCGGCCGCTCCCGCCGCCTCGGTCCGTCCGCTAAACCCGGTGTTGGCTCCGGCCCCTGGAGCGCCCCCGATCTCATTCGGAGAGAGTGCCGGGGGAGAGTCCTATTCGCAGCCGGTTATCACCCCGCCCGCAGCGGCGTTGGGAACCCGGGGCGGGGTTCCGGAGCTCTTCAAGAATGGACCGCTTCCCGCTCCCAGCGGAGCCGGCGTTTTCACGCTCGACCAGAATAACCAAGTGCAGTTCGTGCCTTCAGGCGGACCGGTCATGCTGGGTGGTTCTCCGGCGGCCATGGCGGCTCAGCCAGCCATTGGAGCCTCCCCTCAAGACCTGCAATGGATGCACCATATGGTTGAGGTGTGGGGGCGGTCCGGCATTCGGAGCCCAGCGCCCGCACCCGCTATGGGACAGGTAGTCATGGTGCCAAACGCCAGTGTTGCCGCAACCCCGCAGGCCAATGTGATGGTGGCGCCAATGCCTGAAGCCCAGGCGATTCCCGCTGGAGCCTCAATCGCGCCCGAGGCCGGGCTCTTCGCGCCCAGTTTTCAGCCGGAGGTTTCCGATGGTGTATCCGCGTATGATGACGCCCTGAACGCGTTGCGGATGCGCAACCTTTACGCCCCTCAATAATGGATTCTCCAGCGCAAAATTTAACCGAGGCCAAAGCGGAAGAAATGTACAGCGCCCTCTTTGGCACCGATTCGTCGGGGGGCGGTCCGGCAGACCAGTCCGCTCCCGGCCAGGATGCGGAATCCCAGGCCGAGGCTCAGTATCGAGCGATGTTTGGTGGAGCCCCGGTGCTGAATTCGGGATCGGCTGGGCCGGAGGTGACCGCTCTGGGCCATGCCGCTCGGGAGACGATAGCCAACCTTGGCCCGGGCGCGGCAGCGGCGGTGGCCTTCGCGCCGGGTATGAAGGCCGGTGCGGCTATTGGCGCTCTGGTGCCGGGGTTGGGCGAGACCGGCATTTCCGAAGGGGTAGGCGGGCTGGTGGGAGGCGTGGTTTCTTCCGCTTTGGCCGCTGGCAGTGCGGCCTGGGCTCAGCACAAGGCCGCTCAGGCGCTTGTTCCCGAGGCCACTCGCCAGTTCAACGAGCTGGAAGTTGCCGGTGAAGAACAGCATCCACTGGCCGGTGCTGTGGGGCGTATCGCCTCAGCCTTGCCGGCGTTTGAGTTCGCTCCGCTCCAGTCCGTAAAGGGGCTGGCGGCGCTGGTCAAGGGGGCGCGGGGAGCCGGATTGAATGTGGCGGAGAAGGAGTCCGCAAAAGCGCTGGCCGCCCAGGTCGGGCTCGGGACGGGGCAGGCGGCGGTTACACCGTTCCTGTTTGGCGAGAGTCCTACCAGGCAAGGGTTGGTCGAAGCATTTGTTCAGTCATTGATTCTGGGCCAGCCCAGATACGGTGTGTTTGGCAGGCACGCGGCTGAGGGTGTCGCCAAGGAGGAAGCGGCAAAGGACAAGCTTGAGTCTGCCAGGCACGAGAACCAGGTGGACCATCCCGGGGAAGCCTATAAAGCCCCGCCCGTGCCCGGGCTTACCGATAAGCAGCGTGGCGAGCTGTCCGCCTTGGCTGGACGGGCCACCACGGGAGCGCCGATGGCTGAAGGGGACGGCGCCCTGCATGCCTTGATGGCTGACAATGATCCGGCTCGCAAGTTTTTCGATGCCGAGAAAAAGCGCTATTCCACTGAGATAGCCCAGCGTCTGGCTTTGGCGTCGCAGGAGCGGGATGCGTTTGGAGATGCCAAAGGGGGCGGTGAAAGCGACTACGTTGGCGGCGAGCTGCCGCATCAATCCGGTTTTGAAATACCAGCTACAGAGCAAAATGAATCAAGTCCCACAGAAACGGCCGCAACGGCGCGAACTGCGCAAACCCAAACAGAGCAAGTGCATGGTTCAGTCCACGACGCCGAGCGTCCTGGAGAAGAGCCGGCACCTGCGACGGATGTCGTTCCCATTCCCACCGTCGTTGATAGCGGTGCGGCGGCGGGCAAGGCGCTGCAAGCCCCGGAGGATGAGCTTGTTTCTAGTATAGAGAGGAACCCTTTAGAAAGTGTTCCACATGGAACGCCTCCATCGGAGGAAACTCCCGCGGCGGCAGCTGTGCCGGGCAAGCCTGCCTGGGCCGAGCACCAGGGCGATCCGGCTCAGCTAGTGGAGCAGTTCCGCAGGGTGATGGAGTCGGGCAAGGTGGATGTAGCCGAGCAGAAGAACCGGGCTGGGATATTCACCGATCTGGCCGGGCTTGACCGGGCCGAGGCCAAGGAGTTGGTTTACAAGGATAAGCGGGCTGACGCGAACGCCGGGGCGCAGAGTCGAAAGCTGGTCGCGATGCAGTCGCCGGACGGGACGCACGTGGTTGTCGGGGTCGCCTCCGAGACGACCAGCAATGGAAAGCGGACCGCCAAGGTGGCCACCTACGACATTGGGGCCGGGCGCAAGTCACCCCATGCAACGTCCTACGCGAGCGGCTACGACCGGATGCTGGAGCTGGGCTGGAAGCCATTGGCCTCGATGAAGTCCGATATTCCGCTCAAGGGCCACTTCGCAACCTATTCAACGGAACAGTGGCATGAGATTGCATCAGGATTACAGTCGATCAAGGCGAAGGCGCAGAGCACCTACGAAGCGGTGTCGGCTGGGCTTGAGGCCGCGCCCGAGTTTGGCCGGGCGGCGCACACCATAAACCAGGACACAGCGACACCCGCAGAGATTGCCGAGCATGAAGATAACGCAGGGATTACCCATGAGGTGGGAGGAGAACGGGTGGGCGAAGGGTCCACAGATTCGGCTACAGCCAGCCATTACGAAGTTGACAGACATAGTCAAGTTCTGTGGGATGTGCTTGATGAACGAAAGCCAGAAACGCCTGAAGAGGCCATTAGTGCAATTGGTGCGGACCCTGACGCAAGGAGAGCCTTTGCATTATTGCTCGCTGACAGCGGGATTGCTGGTGAGCCTAGACTGGCCGCAGCTGAACTGATTTCACGATTACATGAGCAATATCAATCATCGAGAACGAGCTATCAGGCTTTCGAAGATGCCGTCAGTTCAGAAGTTTTGGGACAGTCCGGACGGCAAACTACTGTTGCAGGAGATCCAGTCCGTGAGGGACGCTCAGCGCCAACCGGAGGCGAATCGGGCGGAAGCGGAATTGAAACGCGAGGAAGCCCGCATGAAACAAGTGGCGCAGGGGATGCAGCAGAGCCCACAATCAGGCAACGTTCTGCCGAAGAAGCTGCCGCCGACGTAACTCCTCCGGAGGTAAAGGTCGTTGATAAGGATGGCATTGGCCCAAAGGAGTTGACCAAACTCCAGGCCATAGCCGAACAAATTGCCGAGGGGTTGGGACACGAGGGTAGGGATGCCATTGAGGCTGCCGCCGACGAAATCCTCGATTCCGGGCAATCCGTCAAGGTGGATGGAAAGTCCGCCTTGCTGCACAATGGACTGGTTTACACGCAGGAGGGCACGAGTTTTGTGCCCAAGGTCGAGGTTTCTGAAGCGCTTACACGGTTCCGCCGCAGCCAGGCGGTTACCGAGATTGAACACCTTCGGCCCAGCGCGGCGAAAACTGGATGGATTGCTCGGGAGGCTATTGGCGGTCTGCGTGCGCTTGGTGTGCGCGTTGACGTCGTCATCGACCCGCTGGCCAAGCACTTTAGCAGCGGCGAGTATAAGGAGCTGGTCAACGGCAAGGGGAATGCCGTCAGGGTCATCACCTGGACGGTGGCTGACGCTCATAACCCGAGCGGTGAGAATCTGGTGGCCCTGTTCCATGAAGCGTTTCATGCCGTCTTTGCCCGGGAGACACCCGAACTGCAAGCGGCCGGCCATAGGGCGGTTAAGGCTTTCACCGATGAGGCTCTTGGAATCCAGGGATTCAGAGAGGCCGTTGCGGCTACTGTGCCGATAGAGCGGCGTCCAGACGTAGAGCAGGAAGGCCGATTGGCGGAGGCGTTGGGAAGGAAGCTGGTAGCTGAAGGGTTTAACCCCGCCGAAGCATCCGGCGCGGTGCAGCGTCTTTGGCGGGTGGTGAGCGACATTTACCAGGGCACTTTGATGGGATTGCAAAAGGTGGCAGGCTATCCGATCTCCAAAGAGCGGGCCATGGCTTACTTTGAGAACCGGCTGAAAATGGCTTTGGCCGGGGAGAAACCAATGTCGTTTCTCAATTATCTAGGCGGACCAAGGAAGGCTCAACCTAACTGGGATACAGAAGGCGAAGCTACCCGCCATTCCGGCCTCAACCCGGTTACCAACCCGCGCAAGTATCTGGAAACACCCGAAGGCGCTCCGGTCGGTGTCGCTGCCTTGAACCATTTCATGGATGCCATCCGGGAGCAGATTCATCAGTGGGATGTTACCGGCAATCTCGCCGGCCTGACGGATGATGAGATCGCCCGCCACTTCATCAAGCTGCCCGAGAAGGTTGGCGAATCGGAAATGTTTGTCAACGAGGCGACCCCGCAGCGGTTGATAGACCAGGCGGTGAAGACTCATGGTGTCAGCCCGGACACGCGCATTGCTGACCTGCCCAACAGCATCGCCAAACAACGCGCCGCTGCTGTAGCGCACCGCCTCTTTGATGCCTGGAAAGCGGCGCAGTCCGGGGCGGCGATGGAAGCGCGCAAGGAATGGCGTTCCTCGGCCCACGAGCTGGACCAGAACCAAAAGCGGTTGTTGCGGTTGACGAAGGATTACCGGGATCTGGACTATATGGACAGCGTGAGCCGGGAGGCGATGCTGCACCTGTTAGATGACCTCTCTACGAGCATTCGTGGTGTGCGTGATTTTTCGCATCAAGCGGGCATGATCGAGCAGACGCTGCGGCAGGTGGAGCAGCTCCAGACGGGTGAGTTGCCGCCGCCATACCGCCGGGCGTTGGATGGCGTTTACAAGCTGCTTGCCGAGAATGACCCCCGGTTTTCAGATACGCTACAGAAGGTAGCCAGCCTGGACATTGATTGGACCAGGCCCACCGGACAGGTGTTCGAGGCGATTCGGCAGGCATTCCTGGCAGGCGGCCATGAGTATCTGGCGCCCTTCCTTTCGGACAATGTCCAGTCCAAGGCGCTGTTGGCGACAATAACGGCTTTTGGCAAGTCCAACAGTCACATCATGGATATGCTGGCGATACGAGGCGAGAAGCTCACCGAGGAGCACGCTCTGGCCAACGAGTTTCTCAAGGAGTTGCTCGGAGCCGGGCGCGGGGATGCCGGCGAGCTGCGCGAGCGAATCAATAGCACCTTTAAAAGCCTTAAGATGCGGGACCGGATGGTGCGGATCGCCGATAAGTTCGCCGAGTTGAAGAAACGGAACTATGACCTTCAAGCGTCCGTTGAGAGCAATCAGGCCAAGGTGGACTTTCACGAAGACGTGTTCAAACCGCTGGTTGAGGCGGCGATGAACGGTTTGGAGCGAACCGCAGGCATTCAACTTAAGAGCTTTGAAGTGTATCACGGCGCCGAGGTTCCGGTGCCAGCGGCAGCCAGCAGCGCGCCGGACAAGTTCGATTACAGGATGCTAGCCCTGCGCACCGACATCGGCAAGAAAGGCATTCGGCCCACGCCCACCCCCGAGGTTGTTTCATGGATGAAGGCGATGCAGGACTGGGTTGATAACGCCGAGAATCAGCGTTTTGGCGCGAAGTATAACGAAGTGTCCGAGGCTCTGGGCAAGCTGAAGAACCACTATGTCGCCGATGAGCACCGCAATTTGAGCGACTCGCTTGCCACCCGAATGCTTGGGCCGTTGCAGGAAAAGTGTAACCAGGCCGGAACGGCCGCTGCCCGGCTCTGCGGCCAGGCGTTCAATCGTTACTCGGCCCTTTCGCGCGCCCGGATGAGAGAGGTGACACAGCAAGGAACCCACTTCGGGGCGGCCTTGAACGAAGCCCGGAAAGCTTGCGGCTTCCCGGCGTCCAGCGAAGCCACCTTCTGGGATAACGTGGTTGCCCCGGCGTTCCATGACCTGGAGCAGAACGGAGAGCGGTTCTGGGCGAGCGGGAAAACGGTGGAGGGCATGGTGGAGAAATCCATTGAACACGCGCTCGACTTCATGGATTTGAAGAATCCGAAGGCCCGGGCGGCGGTGGGCAAGCTGCTGCGCCAGCACATTGACAACAGCAGGATACTTGTGCGCAACGGTGAGGAACTGGGGAACAAGGTGCTCGACCAGGGCGAAGGCTACCGAGTTTACCGCAAGGTGCTGGGGACCGCGCCGTTTACGCTGCCGCGGGTGCTAACTGACATTGCCCAGAACTTTTATCGGGAGCACATGGGAGGCTGGACTGGTGACAGCCTCAAGCCCGAGGCGATTGAGAAAGCCTACAGCGCGGACCCGGATGCCTTACGCGAGACACTCAAATCAAGGTTTACGCCCCAGGTGTGGAATTGGTTCATGAAGTCGCTCGCCTACAACGACCGGTCTTACTTCTACGCGCCGACCGAGGACAGCATCCGGCCGTTGGCGAGCCGGGAGAAGGTGATTCAGGCTTATGACACCGCCGAAGGCGATCCGGTGAGGTTCGCCGAGAATCTGGCTAACCTTCATGGTTACCGGCCAGATGGAGCTTTCGTTGCGGATACACTGGATACGGTGCAAAATTTTCACAACCTGCTGCGGGCAATGGTGGGGGAGGAGTTCGAGGCCATTCGCGGAGGTTCCCCGGCGCCCAAGCGTTTCATTGTCGATGCGCGTCACATCGAAGCCGCTCCCAAGGAATGGCTCAATTACCTGATGTCGGACCATTACAACATGGAGAAGGTTATCCATGCCCAGGCGTTTCAGGCCGGATTTGGACGGAACGGTGCGGCGATGGAAAGGAATCTGGCTGCCGCCATCAACGACCAGCAGGGAATGCTGGATCGCTACAATGGGTGGCGAGAAGCCATCCTGAAGGAGAACCCGGGCATCTCGGAGAAGCTGGTTCAGCGAGGAATCAAGGACCGGTGCGGGCTGGAAGGGATCAGCTACACGGCCCTGAAGGAATCCAGAAACAACCTGGCGACCCTCAACGGGGTGGCCGACGCTTTCAAGGCCATCCAGGGGATGAATAATTCCGGGATAATTCCGGAGCTTCAGCCCTGGGCACGGCTGATTCGCACCATCGGAGGGTGGACTGTCAGTGGTGCGGGCACAGCCATTACGGCGCACAGCGTCTTCCTGGAGCAGCCGACTAGGCTCTTGGGGCTCAATGTCCGTTCGCTGGCCTTGACCGGTCGCTCGCTGGTGGATGCGGCTAAAGTTGCGGCCAATGCAATGCTTCAGGCTGTTGGCCGAGAGTGTGTCTTTGACGCCGACCGCCTGCTGGCGGCCAACCAGGTCGGTCTTTTTGACACCCTCAACACCAACCGTCAACGGCTCGTTACCGCCTGGACGCACGCTTACGCGGCCTATCGCAATGCGGGGCCGATGGGGCAGGCGGTCGGGAGGGCTGCGGAGCTGGGCAGCGCGGTGCTGCAAAGCGACGTGTTTGCGCCCGGTGCCCGGGAGAAGGCCATCCAACGGCAGGCCGAAGGTAAAGCGGTGGCCCCAACGATGAAGGTGCTCTCTCCGTTTCACTTCGCCGCCGAGTGCCTGCAGATCTCAAACTTCATCACCTGGCAACGCCACATCGAGGGCATGGTATCCTCCGGAGTGTTACACTTTGTGGAGCACCCGGAACTGGTTGAGGATGCCGGCTTCAGGTTCGACCGCAAGAACCTGAGTGGCTTCGGAGCAGGGGAGCGGGAGTTCAACTTCCTGACTGAGCGCATGAGTAACTTTGGGTTCAGCCTGGAGCAGCTTGCGCGTGAAGCCTATCGGAACCGGGGGAGCGACAAGCCGATTCTCTCTGCGGAGGTGAACAAGGCCATTTCGCAGCTCACATTGAACGAAATCACGCTGGAGTCCTCGCTCACCAGCCGACTGCCACTCCTTCAGACCAACGGGCTGGGCGTTGCCATGAATCCATTCCTGGGCTGGCCGCTGCAAAAGACCTATCAGGTTCTGCGGGAGCTGCGCGAGCCCAACGGATTGGCTACCGCCAAGGCATTCCGAGGCGGGCTGGCGGCCTATATGGCAATTCTGCCGATTGGCATGGCTGCCAGTTGGCTGCGTAACAAGTTCGACGAAGAAGTGCTGGGGCGGAAGATGAACGTATCCGACCTGGGCAATATTCATGATCTCAAGTCCGGACTGATGACCGCGCTGGATAATGCGTCTCGCATCGGCACGTTCGGATTCATCGGGGAGGGATTGAACTATACCCTGAACGACGACAATGTGCGGCCCATCACCCTGGATAATCGGATATTCTTCGCCAACACCATCCAGAACGTGTGGAACGCGGCCCGGGCGCTCCTGCAACAGACCGCCCCACAGGTCGCTCAAGGCAATTTCCAAGGCGCACTGGAGACCGGGACGGATTACCAGACGGTGTTGCGTCCCTTGTTCCAAACTTTAGGTGGGAATGGCTTGCTCCAGAATCTCGGCGCGTTGAATCACCTGTTGTCTATTGATGACGCCGAAGCCCGGGTGAGCAATCGGATCTCGGTGAACAACTACCTGCGGGTGGCTGGGCGGGAACTGGGCCTGGATGTGCGGACGTTTGGCGGGATGCTCCAGAACCAGAGCATTCCCAATCCCATCAAGCCGTTTATAGGCCGGATGGTGTTGAGCGCCTATGCCAATGATCATGAGTCCTTTAGCCGTGCCATGAAGGACGCGCTCCGCCAGGCGCGCGCCGAGGGGATGAAGCCCGAGGAGGCGATGAAGAAGGTGGTATCGATGTTCGAGGCGCAGAATCCCCTGCGCATCGTTTTCAAGTCTCCTCCCACGGAAGGGGAGTATAGCAAGTTGCTGACGCAACTGCCCGACAGCGGCAGACAATCGGTGACCGGGGCAGTGGCACTGTACCAGCATTATGCCGCTCAGATTGGAGCCAACACCAGTGTCTATAGCCGGGACAAGGGTGACTTCAAGGGCGGACGGTTATCCGGTCCTGCTGGCTTTGGAAGGGTAAATCGCGTCGTGCTCACCTTGGAGGACATGAAACGTGGCGCGGTGGGACTTGGCTACCACCAGGAAGCCCTGCCATGACTGCCCCAAGGATGCGGTTTCCTCCCATTGTTCTCCTCGTGGGCAAGTAAGGAATACGCTGTGTGTTCCAGATCTTGAAGTGGGGGCCGTTTGACAATCCGGCTGAGCACCCTTAGGTTGCTAAACTGTTAAGTATCGGAATGAATACGGGTGGAACAGTTCCTGTTACTTATTCGTGGAGCGATTTTTAGACCTGAGTCTATGGCGATAAAACCAGAATGGGGTGAACTCAATCATGGCGCGCTGGCTGGGCTTTTAGTGGGGGTGTTCGGGGGCATGTTTGCCATTCAACTTCCGGGCGTCGTTGAGCATGGGAACCTGATGAACCTGCTAACCGCCCCAAAGTTAACCATAGTGGGCGGTGTGGCTGGCGGTCTCGCTGGATGGTTTCTGGGGGGGCAGGCCGGGCCTTATTTGCGTACATCCCTGCACAACCGGAAGGCTGAGTTCTTGGGAGGCGCGTTGGGGGGCATGGTCGTGGTTTTTGTGCTGCTTTTGGCCGGTTTTCTGAATCGTTAAGCTCGGTTTGGTCTTTGACTGATGCTTTTAGCGCGTCTCACATCCTCAGGTGGTTAGTTAATGCACGTAACCTTTTGTGGTCTTGCTGTTCGCATGTCCCAGAAGCTGCGCAATCTGCTCTAAGCTCAACACCTCGGCCAGCTTCTTGGCCAGCGCATTCTTGTCGAGCTTGGCATACTCGCTGGTGGCCTTGAAATGCCGCAGGTTGTGAAAGGATTTCCCCTTGATGTTGAGCCGCTCACAGAGCCGACCAAATTGCACCGACAATGCCGCGCGCTTGGCCACGTTCTGGATGGTGGCCCGCTGTTCCGGGAAGAGATAGTCTGGGTCGTTAACCGGGATTTCGCCGATGAGTTCCTGCAAGGTGTCGCTGATTTCGTGCTCAATGCGCTGGTTGGTTTTTCCGGTCCAGACCACCAGCTTGCCCGGTTCGCTAAAACAGCGCCATTCCAGCCCGGCAACGTCTGACAGGCGCAAGCCGGTCTCCTTGCCCACGGTAACCGCAACCAGCCAGAAGAGCACGTCTTCGGCTTTTCTGAAGAGACGGTGCTCTCCCTTGGCGGCTGCGGCCCAATCGTGGCGCAGTTCGGTCAGGAGGTGTTTCACTTCCTCGATGGTGAAGGGCTGCCGGTCTGAATCCTCCTTCTGCTCATGGGACATAACCGAGTAGTCCACGGCAACGAGCTGCGACGGGTCGGAGGCGATCCAGCCATGATGGGCGCAGAACTGGAAGAAGGTGCGAATGCTGGCGAGCGCCGCCAGCCGGGTGCCGCGCTTCCAGGTGGATTGAGGATTGTTGATCCACTTGGAAATGTGTTCCGGTGTTATGGCTGAGGGGGGCTGGGTTTCAAGCTTGAGCTCCTTCAGCCAGTTCAACACCACCAGCACGACGTTGAAAACGGTCTTTTGGGCCTTGCTGGCGACCGCGACCTTGCGATACTCCTCAACGGCTTTGAGGCAGGTCAGGTTTTTGCCGGTCAGGATCTGACCGATGGCTCGTTGGGACAAGCTGGCGGCTTTGCCGGCCTGTTCCAGTTCTGCCACGCTGGATTGGGCCAGCACCTTCTCCGCTTCCGGCTTGGTGGTGCAGCGGGTCGAAATCCACTTGGACTTGCCTGCCGCCGTTACCTGGGTGTGATAGACCCCGCCGATTTTCTTCAGTTTTATTGTCATGCTTTAGTCTTGAGTTACTGTGTCTGCCTGCACGCCGTTCCTGCGGGCAATTCGATTCCGCTCGCGCTGGGCTATCAGGGTGTAGCGAACACCGTAATGGGAGCGCAGAAAGCCCTGGCGTTTGCCCAGAGCTATCGCCGCCGCCTCAACCATCGCGTCGAGCTTCCTTAATCTGTGGCGCATTGCCAAGAAGAGTTTGCGGTGCTCCACGGCCCTCCGGTTAAAGATTTCGACCTGACGCCGCTTGCGCTCGTCGTGGCTCAATCGCGGACTGAGCTTCTTTATCTCCCGCTCCGCATAGTGGGTTGAGTCTAGCTCCGCCTTGCGATAGGTCTCCGTGGTCTGGCGCTTCTGCTTCCAAAGTTCGAGCAGGCGAGCCTTCCGGGCCAGACAAGACCTGTCCCCGGTAATCCATTGCTGGATTTCCAGGAGCATAGAGTTGGGCATTGAGTTGGCGCGGTTCATGTCAGTTGAGATTGGCCAATAGGCGTTTGATGGGCGCGGGGAGTTCCTCGGGCACGGTGGTCAGGGATTTGCGCCAGCTCACGATGAGCGGCAGGTAGTAGGACTTCCATTGCGGGTCGCGCGTCAGATACCTGAAGGACGGGTGTCCGTCGTTTTTACGGAGGTAGCATTCTATCCGGTTGAGGCTGGTGGGATTGTCAAAGTCCACCCCGCAGGCCCGGGTAAACCCCTTGAGTGATTCGAGTTCCACGCGTTGCCAGGTGGGGGTCTGGGATAGGGTGATGACGCTCATTGGAGGCATGGAAGCGGCGTGGGCAATCTGAGCGGTAGTCATGGCCCGGCCGTCCTTTCTGGCGAGCAGGCGCACCAGCGGAGGCGGAAAACGGTCACAGAGTCTGTAAAAATTGCTCATGCGGTAGTGGTGCGCCAGGGCGTGTTGCGCTTACGGGAACACCATGGGAAGGGTAACATAGGAGTTTGGTCAATGTCAAACTGTTGGCTGGAAACGGGGCGTTGCTGTTGAGACCTGTTTCATCGCCTGACTGAGGGCGGTCCGGAGCCTGGGCCATTCCCGCTCACACTCGGATTCGGGTTTGGCCCCGGAGAGGTCGAAGCGGTCCAGCGCCTGGGCCAGAATCTCCCCGCTATCGACCGGCTTAAACTCCCGGGGGATGCGCTTGCCGCGCAGGCACAGGGCGGAGGCGTCCCCCTTCAAGGCGCAGACGTCGAACATGATCTCCTCGATGCTGTTCTTGTGGAGAATGACGTAGATGTGCTTCACCACCTGGTTAACAACCCGGTCAATGCGTCCGCAGGCTTGGGCAAAGGTGCCAAAGGAGTATTCGAGCGAGCCGATAATCAGATTCTCACAGGCGTCAAAGCTGTAGGCGGCGGCGCTTTTGATGCCCATGAAGCACACCCGGGCTTTACCGGCCTTGAACAGGTTGGCCTGATAGGCGTGCTGTTCGGCTTGGGTGGTGGAGTCAATTCTGGCGATGGGGATGCCCGCCTCGGTGAGCTTGGTGGCCAGCGTGGAGGTGATACCCACGCGGGAGTTGATAATGACGACCTGCTCCCCGCGTCCCAGGATGTCCCGGGTCAACTCCAGGATGGCGATGACCTTGGGATTCATATTGCTGAGCACCTTGGGGCCGCCGTAGCTAAATCCCGCCGGGTCGGCGCAAATGTTGCGCAGGTAGGTGGTTTGCTTGCCGGCGCGGATGTAGGCGCTTTTGGCGGTGATGTTGGCCCGGTTGGTGAAATGGCCGTAGAGCCTGGCCTGTTCCTTGCCCATAGGGACACGGACATCGATAATCTTGGGAGGAATGTATTCGGCCCGGCACTCGGGCTTGTCGATAAAGGCCATGTTGGGCTTGAGCAGCTTGAGCAGTCGGGCGGGAGAGGAGATGATGGGAGACTCCTTGATGCACCTGCCGCGCCACTTGGGGTCTTTCTGGCGGTTGTGGTCCTCCTGGGTCAGATCGCGTTCCTGGGTGAGGAACGTGGAGTTGAACCGGCCCAGATCCTGACGGGCGTAGGGCCAAGCGGCGTTGCGTCGATTGCCTTTGTACCATTCGGGTACGGCCAGCCAGCCCAGAAGGGGAAAGAGGTCGCTGACGATATTGGACACGGGAGTGGCAGTCATGGCGTAGCGATAGCGGGGCTGGAGCCGGATGAGCATCTGGGTGAGGTTGGCGGAGAGCCCTTTGCATTTATGAGCCTCATCGATGAGCACGCAGTCGAACTGATTGCCAATGAGAGTGGACAGGCAGGGCTGGATGATGCAGCGCACACCTTCAACCTCATGGCCCACCGAGTCGCACCAGTGATGCTTGTCGCGGCTGCCGGCGTCGTTGTGTTCGGGCAGTGGCGCAAACCCGTTGGCGGTCGCCCAGGCGTTGAGCTTGTCATCGTCCCAGGTGGCTGGGGCTTTCTCCATGGCTCCGTTGGAGAAGAACGCTTCGTAATAGGTGACATAGACGCCAAAGGGCAGCTTGCCGTTGTTCAGGGACAGGATGCGGAGGTAATCCTCGTAGCTGAACAGTTCCCAAACTTGCAGGTAGGGGGCGAACTTGTTCAGCTCCTTGATCCATTGAGAGGCGGACATGGAGGCTGACACGTCTTCCTCGTCGTCATCCTCCTCGATGGCGCTGGCCCGCATGGTGCCTTGGGGAGCGATGATGACGGCGCGGTTGGGGGATTTCATTGCCAGCATGGAGATGGCGAACAGCGACTTTCCCGTGCCTACCGCCGCCGCAATCAACGCGCAGTCCTTGGCGGCCACGCGAGCCAGGTAATTGATCTGGCCCGGGTAGTAGGCGTAGCCCGCCAGCATTTCGCACGCCTTCAAGACCGCAAGGTTGGCAGCGACCTGTTCACGGCAAACCTCAGCCACGGTTTGAACCGCAGGCTTGTCGAAGTAATGCCAGAGGGTGGATTCGGGCAGTTCGCCTGGGTTCTCCTTGCGCGGTCGGTCCATGAACCGTAACACGCGGCCGCAGTCATCTTTGATTTCAATGTAGCGGTCGCTGCCGGAGAGGACGCATTGGTGGGACTGGGTGTAAGTTTCCTTGTGCTCTTCGTTGTAGTGGACTTTGTTGCGTCTGTATGCCTGGGTGAACTTGTAGGTGCCAGTGCGCAACGGGTAGGACTTGCCCGCAGTCAATGCCACGGGTTGTCCGTTGATTTCCTCGTCGATACTGGCGTGGCACATCAGGCTGTCCTCCTCCTCGGTATAGGCCACGTGCTCGAACTCGGAGATGTTCATAATCGGACAGGCGATGGCGTTGACCTCCGCCAGCGCGCTCTCAATGGCCTGCCGCGCTTCCGGTTGGAGCGTGTAGAGCCCGCAGTCCACCAGATTGCGCAGAAGCACTCGCGTTTCCTTCTCCGTGGTTAGCGTGAGCGGATGCACATCATTGAGGCTGTGGAGCCGCTTGATTTGCTCAGGTTTGAGCTTGAGCTTGAAGGTGTTGCGCTGCGAGAGATAGGTTTTGAGAAAGCCCTGGCGGGTGAGGTAGATGTTGAACGGCGGGCGCGACAGTTTCTCTTCCTCGAAGATGGCCCGGAGCTGGTTCCAGAACAGACCAATCTCCTGGGGATAGGTGCATTTGGCGCTGGCGAAGTCCTTGCGTTTCCAGCAGACGATTCCGATTTCCAGGCTGGAGCGCAATCCCTTCCAGTATTTGCTGGCGGGCCGGCGCTCCTGCCGGATGATGTCTATACTGGCGTCGGGCCGGCACAGCTTTTCAACCGTGTTGGCGTTGCCGATGAAGAAGCCGCAGTTGGCGTGGCGGGTGACGAACTGCCAGGTGGCCAGGGTGGAGTCGATGAAGGCCCCGGTTTTAGTCTTCCACTTTTTGCCAAAGGGCGGGTTGGCGTTGGCCATGACAAACCGCAGCTCAGGCATCAGTTCCTCGACCGCCTCGAAGACCTTCATGCAGTTGGCGGTGATGAGGTTGACGGCGCCGGGGCTCTTGGTGTGGTCCAGCTCGATGCCAAAGCGGCTGGGCCAGCCGTGGATACAGTTGAGCAGGGCGCCATCGCCTGCCTGCGGGTCAAAGACGCTGGCAGGATTGCGGCTGGGCAGGTAGCTGGCCAGTTCAGCGGCAAGACCTGGTGCTGTCAGATACTGTTCGAGGCTGGTATCGCCTTGCTGTCCGGCATCGAGAATCTCCTGGAGGTTTTCCAGGGATTGGCCGGAGCGTGATTCGGTGAGAGTTGCAGTCATAAGGCCAAGGTGAGTTGGGGGGCGAATAGGTTGTTTTGTGCGGGGCTGGGGGAGGTGGCCGGTTTCCATTTATCGAAGTCCGGCCCGGCCAGTTCCAGCCGGATGGCTTCAAAGCAGTTGGGGACGACGGTGGAGCAGGGAACCCAGCTTAACGTTTCCGGGTTCCATTTGCTCTTGGTTTGGTCGTGCAGCAAAACTTCATGGTAGGTTTTGCCCGCGGTGAACATGCCGCCATTGGCATACAGGCGCTTGAGTCTGCGGCGCCACTCCTCGACGGGCCGGTCTTTGGCGGTGAACCAATGGCACGGCCCAAGCCGGAACTTTGAGCTGTTGTGACGGACCTCCTCCCCCTCATGACTCTGCTTTACCTGTTCCGGTCCGGAATATTCGAGGCTGGGTATGAGCGGATAACAGAAGGACTCGGCCTGGTAGAAGCTAAGGCAGCACCCGGTGCTGGTCCAGAGCTTGCCCTCGTGCAGGAACACCTTAACCACGCGGCTGGGCGGGATGATGGTCTGCATGGACTGATAGATGTCGCCCGCTTGGGAATCCCACATCACGCAATTCAGGCGGGCGGCTTCAACGTGGATTCGTGGTGGCAGCATAGGGGAGCGGGCTGTTGGCGAAGTTCAATTTGGCGAAGGTTCCGAACGCCTCGGCCGCCCGATGGTCGTAAGCCAGGGCGGCATCTGCGGCGGACTTGAACCGGCCAATCTTGATGCGCTTGCCACGGAGACAGATTTGGGCGACGAACCGGCCGCTGGCTTTCTCGAAGCAAACCCCTTTATAGAGGCCCTTGCGGTCGGCATGGGGTTTGCAGTTGCCCATGTTCTGGGAACGAGTGCAGACACGGAGATTGCGGCGGGTGTTGTTAAGCCCGTTGCCGTCCTCATGATCCACGACCTTGGCGGCGGGGTTGCCCATAATGAGCCGGTGCATGTAAACCCGGCGACCATTGACCCGGGCGCAGGCGTATTGTTTCTGCCGGCGGGTGACGAGGCTCCAGCGATACAGGATGAGATTGGCGTCGCCCGGGTCAACCGTGGCGGTTTGGAATGAATTACTGAGTGGAATTTGCATGGGGTTTATATCAATGGTTCCTGCCGGTTTTCGGATTCCTGTCTGTCTTTGGCTGCGCGGGCCTTCTCTTTGGCCTCGCGCTCGCCGTCGGTGGTTTGTTGAATGATCAGGGCGAAGGCTTCGGGTTCGCCCCAGTTGACTTCGATTTGCTGTGTGCTTTTCATGAGGTCAGCCCAGGCTGAGCAGTTCGCCGCTCTTGTCGGTGAACCAGCCGGGCAGGGATGGGGTTTGATAGAGGGCGACTCCAAACAGGAGTTCGGGACGTTGGAGGTTGCGGAGCAGGGCGTAGTAGCCGCCGCTCTGGCTCCGTAGAATCCAAGGCGACTCGGCGCGGTGCTCGTCGGGCGGCGGGTTGAGGATGTGAAAGGTCCGACCCTGATGGAGGATGGTTTTGCCGGTGTCGATGAACGTGGCAATCTCAGCCTTGTCGGCCTCTGATAGGGAATCGTTTCGGCTCATGTTTCCTCCTGATTCTCGCCCCAGCCGTGGTTGGTCAGGTGCCACTCGGCGTATTGGGCGCTGCCAGTGGCATACGTGATGTAGTCAGACAGCCGGGTCAGGCATTTAAAAACCTCCGATCCGGCTGGAGCTGCTGTCAGGAGCTTGTCGATGGTCCGTTTGGCCTTCTTGAGGTCAACGGCCATGGTTGCCATGGCGTCGCGGGCTTGCTCGACGACGCAGATGTCTTCGGTTAGTGGCATGCGTTGGCCTCCCTCCAAGCCAAGGCGTCGAGCTTGGCGGCGCGCACGTTGCCCTTGGCACCCTGGACCACGGTGGCGGCGAAGTCGGTGGGCAGTTGATAAGTGCTGGTGAGCCAAGCCTGGAGTTCGGCGGGTTTGGGCGTCTCGAAGTAACACACCTTAAACCGGCTCTGGAGTTGCTCCTGCAACTGATTGACCGGTTTGTTGGTGGTCGCCAGGAACACGGTGCCCAGAGGCATCCGGTCCAGGTAGGTGCGGCTTTCGTTGAGCGCGGCGCTGCTGAGGGCGTCAACCTCATCCACCAGAATGACCCGGCAGGCGCCGAACATGGGGCGGTAGTGCCCGGCGTCCTGCCAGCGCCGGACCACGTCCACGGTGCAGGACTGGCCGTTGAGGGATTCAACGTTGAGAGCCATCCCGGCGTGGACCCGTTCGTAGGTGTCTCCGGCCAGCGCTGCCGCCAGGTGTTCGGCCAGATCCGTCTTGCCCAGGCCAGGCGGGCCGGTGAAGAGATAGCGTCGTTCACACGGGTCGGTGGCGGTTTGGAGCTTGGGGATCTGTCGCCAGAGCGTGGCGGCAATGGCCGCAGTCTTGCCGATGTACTGGGGCAGGTTGGGCGGCTGGGGCGGGATTTGGGACTGTGCGATCATAGGGATAATAAAAGAAACCCCGTATAGAGGGTTACTTATTGCGGTATTGGTTTAGGTGTTTGAGGGTTTTGGCGTGGAAGAAGGCGTTGTTAGCGCCAAGGCTGAGCGCATCAGCACTGCGTAATGGATTCGGATTTTGTCCAGATCGGCCTGGTCACGGATCACGGTATTCTGTCCGACGATGGCTCCGGCAATCCGGGCGGCCTCATTGCGTCGGTCGTCTGGCACCCATTTGATGATGTGCTCGATTTGATCGGGCGTGAGCCAGGTCGGCAGCCCGACGGTCTCCTGGTTACAAGAACCGGTGAGCAACGCTTTGCCAGCGACCAGGTTGTGGGGGCGTCCGGTGCGGTCATGCAGGACAAAGAAGCCTTGGGTGACATTACCGTCCGGGCCGGTTGGCAGGACCATGAGCCCCTCGTCATCCATCCAGAGGTCAACCTCCGGGTCCAGATGGATGCAGTCCACACTGTTGCAGCCGAGGGCGGTGTACAGGTCGTCCAACGTATGGGCGTCGGGCAGGGTGAGGTTTTGAATGGTGCGGGCGAGAGGGTCGATTAGGATGGTTCGCATGAGGGTTCTTCGTTGAAGGTGAGCTGTTTGCCGCGATGGCTGGTTTCGCATTGGTAGTGGAGTCCGGCGCGCTGGATGGCGGCTTGCATGTTCACGCCGTTGCGGTCGCACCAGTGAGCGATATTGGCGAGCAGCCCGCCCACCGCTTCGATGGAGTCTGGTTCGGCTCCAAGGCGGGCCTTGGTGATGGGTTCGGCGGCCCAGCGGGCACGCGCCTGATTCAATCTATCGGGGTCGGGCGGGAGTTGGGATTTGTGTTTCATTGCGGGATTCATTTGCAGCAGTTTGGAATTAGGTCGGTGGCGTGTTGGATGCTGACTTCGGTGAAGCCAGCGGGCACTTTGGAAATGGTTCCCATGTAGTCGCCGTTCATGAACTGGCTCAACGTCTTTTCACCGTCTTCCCAGAGGATTTCCCGGACGAAACTTCCGTTTCTCAGCCCGACATCGCCGCCGGGGTTAGCCCAGTAACGCAAGATCTTGGCTCGTTTTCTCATGTCAGACTCCCAGGGTTACGAGCGCTTGATAGGAGCGGGCCAGCCCCAGCGGAATGTTGGCGCGGCGAAAACAGTTGCTCACCAGCCAGCGAACCACGGACTCGAACGTGTGTTTAGGGACGGTGCCACTGGTGAAGCGGTCCCGGATGGACCGGTAACTGGAGCAGAACTCTTCATCCTGTTCCAGGATTTCGTTGCCCTCCCATTGCAGTTGGGCTTCCAGGTCGGGAGAGAGGTTGAGGTTAAGGTTGTGCATGCGTTTTGGCATAGATATGTGAGTGATGTTTTGTTGTTGTTGTGATGGCGCATCGGGTTGGATGCGCTCCAGTCAGGCCACCGGCAGGCGATGACCTGAATGGATAGAGGGGCGGCTGTGTAGTAACGGCGCCGTGCGGGCCTGTAAACAGGCGTGCGTCATGCCTTCTATTGTGCCACTGCCGCCCAAAGGTTAGGCCGTCTCCGCTTCCTCGCCATAGAGGACGTTGGCGCAGGTGTCCGCAATCCATTGGGTGGCCAGTTTCAACTGTTCTGCGGGTGGAAGGAGCGGGAAGCTTTTGCTGTCGATTCCGTGCAAGGTCATCCAGTCGCCGCGCAGATACAGGTCGCAGGGCAGTTCGGGATGGATGGAGGTTTTTGAGCATTCCCGGCCGATGCTCCGGTTTACGAACTGGCTAAAGGGGACGTCCTTGAGCTTGGAGCCGCACCAGAACGCCAGTTGTGTGGGGTCGAAGTTCCCGTTGAAGTCCAGCTTGAACAGGCTCACCCCGTCGTCCGGGTTGTCGCCCAGCCAGCCCTGTTGAATCCAGATCTCCACCGGGGAATACTGCTGGAGGACCAGCACCAACGCGCCCATGACCGAGGCGTTCATGGTGGGAGTTCCCCACCAGGCCACATCCGTGTTGAGGATGATGCGATAAGCCCCGTCGCCTTTGCCGGAACGCGGCTCAGTCTGGCCCAGCTTGCGCCGCAGGAACGGACGATCATCCCCCTCGCGCAGCAGGTCCATCAGAACCTCGTCGCCATCCTCCCAGCGCTCGAAGCCGCAGTAGCTCGATTTGATGGAGGGATTCAGGTCCAGGGCCATTTGCATGAGCTTGGCGGCCAGCTCGCTGATGCTGTGCTTGATAGCGGGGTCGCCTACGGTAATCTCGCTAGCGGCTTCGCTGTATTTGTCAATGGCACCTTTCTCCCGGCATTCATATGCCGACACCGACAGGGTTTTCTTTCTGACCTTTCCACTGTGCCGATAGGTCAGTTCCAACTGGACCTTCTCCCAACCTGCGTCCTTGATCCGCTGGAGGTTGTCCAGAACGGTTTGAACATAGCCCCTACCCATGGCGATGGCTGCGGCGGCGGAGGGGATGATAGTGGTCCGGCCACCGTTCTTGGTCTTGCTTTGCCAATGAATGAGGTCCGGGGAATGGACGGCGGCGCTCACGGGTAACCTCCGATGCTGCTGATGATGGCGTTCTTCAAGTCGGGGGAGCAGAACTTGAACACGGTCGCGTCCGCCACCAGCTGCGGGGCGAGCCCGCCCGCCAGCAAGGCCGCCCCGTTGAGGCAGGCCCGGGGTGTGATGTAAACCGATTCGCCAGAGTTGCTGGCGATATAGGCACGCACCTTCTGGACGTAGGTCGCCCAGGCGGCGTTGCCGCAGAGCGCAGCTTCAAGCTGCTCGTCGTAATCCACTTTCAGGAAAGCGAACCGATCCAGCGTAGCCGCATCAAGCCGATTGCGAATCATTCCCTTGGCGCTGCCGTGGCCCCGGGTGTTGTCCGCCACAATGACGTGGAGGTCCTTGTGCTTTGGCACATACTCGCCGTTGGGGAAACGGTAGCTGGTGTTGGCGACTAAAGAGTTGAGGCTGACCAGAACGCCCGGGTCGCCGGCGGCGATTTCATCAATGCCCAGGAGTCCGCCTTCCTTGTAGGGTTTGTAGGCGATGCCCGGCTTGAACTCACCCGTGGCCACGCTGCCGACGATTGCCGTCTTGGTGTCGGTCGGACCGATGGCCAAGATGTAGGGCTCCAAGTCCAGGGCTCGGGCAACCTGCTCCATGAGATGGGACTTGCCACCGCCGGGCGGGCCATCCAGCCAGACCGGCACCGGATGGCCGGAAGCCACCCGGGACCGGGTCATTTTGAGCACTGTCTCAAACGACTTGTGGACAAGCCCTTCGATGCTTTTGACCTCACCGCTGGGTGTGATTAATTCGATGCGGGTGGCGTGGTTGGACAGGGCGTCAGCAATGAGCTTTCGCACCCGGTCCAAAGGAAACGCGCCGTTAAGGTTCGCCGCCTTGATGCGTCCGTCCAGGTCGAGCCTGCCGATTTGTTCCTGGCAGATAAGCCGAACCCGGCCTTCGTCGAGTTGTCCGGCCTGCTGAACTTTTAGGAACGGCTGGACCGCTTGGGCCAACAGGGTAGCCAGGTCTTGGCTGGCAGGGGAGATAGGCTCCGGTTGGGGCGGCTGCTCCGGAGTCAGCTCTATGGAGGCATCGGTTGGTTCCGGCGTCAGTGTCGCGGGGATGGGGCGAGGTGCGCTGAGCGGGTCCGCACGCTGGACGTGCTCCGGTTCATCAGCCTCGGCTTTCTTGGCGCCATTGCCCAGGCTGCCCTGGAGCTTGCTCCAGTTGGGTTTGCTGAGGGTGTTCTTACCGTCCGGGCCGCGGACGACCCCCAGGGCAGAGCTGATGTTGGCGTATTCCTCGAACTTGGCCTCGTCGCTGAACTCCTTGGAGACGTGGTAGAGGGCGAGGCTTTGGACCTTGCCGCCTGTGATGGCACGGAGGTGGGCAGCGACGCGGGCCTGGGCCTCGCCGCCCACATGTTTGATGAGCGTGACCAACGCGGCGAAGCGTTCGGAGCACTGCTCTTTTGAGACAGTCATGGTGTCCATGGTGCAATTCCTAGTAAAAGAAACACTGCAATAAGGGTAACAATACGGTTTAAACTGTGTCAACGCGGAAGCATTAGACGGCGGAGAGCGCGGCTTTGAGGGCCTCCTTGTCTGTATCGGACAAGCTGGCCAGCATGGCGGCCACGGTGCCGCTGGTGCGGCTGGGGTGTTTGGCGGCGAACTCCTGGATGGCGTCGGTGTGGCGCAGGATGGCGTGAGCCTTTTCCACGCCAAAGGTGAAGGGTTTGCCGCTGGCTAGCGGGATGGCCAGGGTGGGGTTGCCCTTGTAATCGCCTTCGGTGGGTTCGGTGATCTTGCGGTCGTCGTTGTCGATTCTGCTCATAACTTGGTTTTGTTGAATGGTTCACTAACAAGGCGGCTGGCGTCGGTGTCAGCCGCTTTGGTAGGGAATCAACGGCTAGGCCATTGAGGGCAGGGTAAAAAAGCTTTGCAATTCGGAAGACTCAGGGAGTAGAGTGCGTAGTGTGTTGACATTATGACGCAGCCGCCAAGCTCACTAGGTAGTATTCTGGTAGTCGATGATGAGCCCTTCGTGTGCGAGGCGCTCAAAATAGTGTTGGCTACGGATGGCCATGTCGTTGAGATGGCCCACAGCGCCAAAGATGCTCTGGCGATGTTGGAGGAGGGGAAATACAACCTCATCTTTATCGACTTTAGGATGCCTGGGATGAGAGGTGATGAACTTGCAGCGATTATCAAGACTCGTTTTCCCAAGCAGGCTATTGTGATGACTACAGCCAATGCGGAGATGGTGAACTACGGCTGTTCGTTATTCCAGGTGGACGGCATAATCTGCAAACCATTCTTGCTTGAAGAGGTATGGGCGGCGATAGCGAGGGCGACCTCGAGTGCTTGCGCGTCAACGGAGGCACAAAAGCTTTGCAATTCAGGCGGCGATGGGTAAAGTAATCTATATCTTTGGATTTGGCCTATGACGCAGCCAAGCAACCCGCAGTATCGCATATTGGTGGTCGATGATGAGCCCTTTCTGTGCGACGCGCTGAAGATGATATTGGCTGGTGATGGTCACTCGGTGGACACTGCCTACAGCGCCAAGGAAGCCCTGGCGCTGTATGACGAGGGCAAATACGACCTGATCCTGACGGATTATGTTATGCCCGGAATGAAAGGGGATGCGTTGGCAGCGACAATCAAAGCGCGTTCATCCAAGCAGGCGATTATAATGGTTACCGCCTATGCCGAGAAGTTGCAGGGGGAGGGGGCGTTGTGTTCGGTGGATGCCATGATTTGCAAGCCATTCCTGCTGGAAGATTTGCGTCAAGCGGTGGCGAAAGTTACTCGTTGAGTGCCTTTGTGGATTCTTGCTAGAGTTTGCAGGACATGAACTATCTCATCCCTCACAGCCAGGAATGGTTCAGTGCCCTGGCGGTGTGCTACCAGGACCGCGCCATTGCGACCAGACAGATTCTGAAGCTGACGGGGCGGACGGATGTTTGCTCGATTTGCGGCGAGGCGCCTGCCACCGATTACAAGGTGATGAACCGAAGCTTCACGGAGGATACCGGCGCGACGGCGCGGCTCTGCGAGTATTGTCGGGCGATTCGCCAGCACTTGTATAACGACTGTTTGGTTCAGCTTTTACCTAACGCTTAATGCTTAACCAGGAGGAACTTATGGCGGACCCGCAGTATATTGCTCGGCTTCGGGATGTCATCTTGGATTTGCATGGGCATCTGGCGAGACACCGCGAGTCCTCGGCTGTGGAGAGTCTCAATGGCAAGCCGAAGTGGACCGGCATTGTCGAGGTGTTTGAGCTTGTGGGGGACGTTAGTCCAAGGTGGTGCTACGCTTGGTCGTCTGCGAAAGGTAATCCCGGCGCTCCGGAGCGGCTCTTTGCGGTGGTGCAGAAGCCCCCGGTCATTTCGCCCCGGACGGCGGTGGAGTTCGCGGAAGCTCAGTTGGCGGCTGAAGTTGAATTGCAGTCAAATAGGCCAACAAGGCTGGCGTAGCGATAGGCTTTAACAGTGCCATGTTGGGAAAACTCTTTGGAAAATTCTTTGGAAAATTCTTGTAGCCAAGACAGCAAGCGAATGCTAATTGTCCTGCATGAAGAGGAAACGGGTCGAAGTAGTTCTTTGTCCGTCTTGGGGGGCTCGTTGCGCCCGATGTTACGATGACGTTGCTAGTTCGCATAGGGTGCTGGGGGGTGTGGCGTGAGCGAGTTCTAGCGTTAGTCCTCAAATAGAACCTTTGTATTATGCTGATATGGAGTACCCAGTTTCCCGTTATTCCGAGTTACTCTGGCGATGATCTCCTAGGTCTCTGTCGAAAATGGCTTGTTGGTTCGCCTCACGCAGGTTCCTTGGCCGTGATTCCCGACATAAAAGAAGATGATATTGTTAGCGCGTCCAAAGAATCGCACCAAGTTGAGATCGCTAAGATTAAGATGGAGGATGGCATTTACGTTGGGTTCCGGCACCAATGGCGAGACGCCGAAAGGCGGGATTGGGCAACTGAGATCTGCGGATGGAGCCGCAGTCAGCGCTTCCTGATAGGTATCCACCTGCATTGCCAGACTGCGGAGACGGGAATGCGACTTCCAAAGCCCAAAAAGCCGTATATTGTAAAACTGCTCCTTGATGAATTCGGTGGTGATTTGGATGGCGTGCTCGAAGTGTCAGATTCGCCGATAACGCTTCAGGAGTCTGAGGTCGATGTTGCATGTCGACTCCTCCGAGGAGAGTTGGAACTCTGCTTGCCGGTGATTTACGCCAGTGCCACTTGGACTAATCAGCCTTATTTCAATGCGGAGGATCTTGCGAAGTGGTCTGCCGGTATGGCTCACGTTGTCGTCGAGCCATCACGCCGGTTCTCTTTCATACTTGCTAAACGAGTTGGGAAGCTCAATCCATACGAGGGGGCTGTTGCGATCTGTTGGCCGAGAGGAAGCGGGAGGATTACGCGAATCTCTCCCTTTGCATTTGCAACACCCGTTCGCTTCGCAAGTGAAGTGGCTGATCAGGTAAGGCAAGCGCTGGCTGGTAGGCGTCCAGACTATCATTGCACCTGGGATTATTTACGAGGACTGATCTTTCAAAAGAGGATCGCGAAGCTGAAGTTGGCGGGGCAAGCCGGAATTGATGAATACACATCAGCTTTCGATAACGAGATGCGTGCTACCAAGAAGCAACTTGATGAAGCTGAGCGTGAAATTGGGCGTCTTAAATGCGAACTCGCGCGTCGAGTTCGTGACGAGAGGATTTCGCAGGATGGCCTGCTCTTACCTGGAAGCGAGCAAGACCTGTTTGGCGGTGAGCAGCGAGATATCGTCATTCGTGCTTTACAGGAGGCTAAACGAAGGGTTCAGGTGGACGGTCGGGTCTCGGAGGTGTTGCAGTCTTTGATTAAGAAAAACCCCGTAAGGGGGGAAGGCGAGAGAATAGAGAATTGCATTCGAGAAGCCCTTCAGAATTGTCAGAATCTTGGCAAACAACAGAAGCGACAGCTTGAGGATGTGGGGTTTGACATCACTGATGACGGAAAACACCTGAAGTTGATCTTTCGAGGCGATGAACGATACACCTTTGCGATGGCTAAAACTGGCAGTGACTGCCGAGGAATGAAGAACTGGATTTCCGACACTACGAAGAGACTCTTCAAATGAGATGGCCCACTGCCACTGTAAGGCTCCAGAGAAACATTAACAGGACGACAGGAGAGTTATCCCTCTCGGACCAGGACTTGGAGCGTATAGCCAGGTACGCTTTCGACTATGGTAACGGCGGCTGGGAGACAAGATTAGTTGGGGCGTTCGGTCGAACGCTGGGACCGAGACTCGGTAGATGATTGTCGAATGAGAAACTATGAAGGTCGTGGCCAACAGCGCCGCCGGGCGACTTAATTCCCCATGAGCATCCGTAGGTACATTGAAGACGCTAAGTTTCTTTGGAAGGATGGGCGGCGAGAAAGCGCCATGTTGCTCGCCGTTGTTGCAGTTGCGGCAACGGCTCGTAAGGAGCAACCCACAGCGAAGGATGGTGAGGCTTTCAAGGCACTCGCAAAACGCATTCGGCCCTATCCTCTGTTAATTTACTATCGGGGTGAGATGCGTTCAATTGAGGAGATACTTTACAAGTGGGTGCGCTGTGTCCTTGTTCATGAGGCTGATTGGCCAATGGACATCCGCTTTATTCCTAATCCAGCTCCTGGACAAAGTTCTGTGCGGGCTGCGGGCGGCAGTGAAGATGTCCTTGAACTCTCTGAAAGCTGGTTTGAAGACATCATTCATGTCGTTGTTCGGTCGCCCGCGAATGTTGATGAATTCAAGGACATGTAGGTAATCATGAGCTGTCGGCGTGCATATTCCTTGAGCTGCAATGGCTATTCCGTCTTGCCCACCCCCACCAGCGCATCCAACTCCGCCACTGTCAGCCCCAGGCTCTTCGCATAGACCTCGCGTGCTTGGTCCGCAGTCGGCTCCGCCACCGCCACCGGCGCCCCTTCCGTCAGGCTGTAGCCACGCACCCCGGATGAACTGACCGAAATAGCCTTCGCCACCAGCCCTTGCGCTATCTGGGCTGAGAAGTCTGCCGCCGCCGCAACGGTAAACTGGCGCATGTGTAGCGCGTATTGGCGTTTCGCTGCCGCATTGGTCAGCTTGTGCGCTTTCCTAAACTCCACCCGGCTAATCGGTCGCACCGTTCGACGGCCAGATTTATTGGATGTTGTCACTAAAAACCCTTCTGGCAAGGCCGCCAAGGCCGGCGTGGTTTTGGTGTTGGATACGATCAGGTTTGTACTCGTCATAAGAATTCGATCTGTATGTTGATTGTTAACTGTCTTTTACTCCGCCAATGGCCCGGCCATTAGCAGAGGAAAAGAGGGGAGCTTGGCAGGCTAATTTTGCGTAACAAAATATCATCGCACCACCAAGCCCCCCGCTTATACCAACCGGACACCGCGTAACAGTGTCCCGAGCGGTTCAACTTTGTACCCGTCAAAGCGCCACGTTCACCACGCGACACTTTTCCCGGGTTGATTGCTGTAGCCATTCCCTACAGTTGGATCGAGACGCTTGGTCGTCTCTTTATTAGCGTGTCATGGCAGACACGGGCTGTTTTAATCGGGTGATACCAATACCTTTCACTTGCGATAACCGGGGACGGGGTGAAGCCCAAAGCTTGACCGTCTCGCCTGCCGCTCAATTGGTCGCCAATGCTTGAATGCACTAGCCAAGGGGATAAATCGCCCATGAGCCGCAACCGCAGTCTGAAGGCACGACATTGCACCAGACTCGACTTGCTCACCCGCGCTATGCTGGGCGCGGGCCGTGCGAGGGGAGGGGGAAATTTTTGCCGATTTTTAAATATGTGACGACACATTTTCAAAGGGCAAAACACCCGCTCTTCGCCGACTGGACTGGCGCCGATGTCCGCCCGGATTCCCGGCTGAGTGACCTGCGCTTACCAGTAGATTTTCAAGGAACTGCGGACTTTGAACCGCGTTACACCTTGTAAATCAATAGGTTGCGAAGCTGAGTTACCCTTTTGTCAAAGGGTTACAATCCGGCAGGGTGAAAAACAGTCGCGGGTGGGGGTGGGGGTGGGGGCCTGCGGGGAGCGCGTATGTAAACAACACCACCTCCATCTCAACTTTCTGGAAAACCCAAGGCACTTTTCCGAGGTGTTCTGGACACGGGGTGACGTCCTGGCCGGAGCGGGGTATCCCGGGTAATGACGGCTTGGAGTTGGGATGAGCTTGGGACTGGTTTGGAGAGGAGGAACCTGGTCTGGCTTGGTTCTGACTGGCTACAATGTCTGGCAGAGCCAGGAAGGCAAGGAGAAGCCTGAAAAGGAGGTTGGGTCGGACGCGTCTGGCGTGTACAGGGAACATCCACCAATAGTTAGGGGCGCCAGAATCTGCTTTGCCTGCGTTGGCGGGTTACGGTCAGCGGTAAACCCAAGGAGCAGACTGGCGGGCGGTTCCTGGTCGTGGTGGAGCGGGAGGTGCGCTGACAGTCGGGGACATCGTAGTGTTGGCGTCGGGTGCCCCATCGACCTGCTCGGAACGTGGATTTGGACGGGCTTGGCGCAGGGCCTACTGTGGCGTCGTCCGGCTCTAACCGACCTGACCGATTACGCGGGGTCAGGGCTTTGGTGCGTGGAATGCGGAATCTCCAGGTGTTGTGAGCACGAGGGGCAGGGGACACGGACGGAATCTGTCCTTGTGGCGAAAAGCGTTAAAATGCGATTGCTCCCGCAAATCATAGAAAAGAGATACACACATATAAGGGTTACGTCAACGGGGAACCACTCGCCAGTTCGGGTTCAGCGGCTTTCACCTGCAAGACTAACCGCTTGGGTGCTAGTCTCAACGGTTCTGTATCGAGAAAGGCCACGCTCGCAATCACTGGCAGTATCCTGCCTAACTCGGAGTCTGGTTGACATCCGTAGTGGCTTTATCAACCTGATAGAGGTGACCGGGAAGTTGTGTGCCGGGTTGCTCTCTATCCGCATTAACAACGCATGGCCGAATCCAAACAAGAACCCGTTTGAGCAACCCGGTGCCACAGGGTTGCGAACGCCAGTGGCCGCGTCGCCAATGCGTGCGAACTGTTTTTCCCGTTGACGCCGTTGTTTCCCGAGGAGAAGGATCGCGAACAAAACGCACCTTAGTAAATCCGAGTTGGTCCAGGTTATTGGTGAGGATTCGCTTTTTCTTTGGGGTTGGCGCTTTCTTAATGCGGTCGATAAGGCTCTTGGGAGCTCCTGACGGATACTCGGGCTCACCTTCGGGTGGGCACATTGTCAAATATGCAATGCAGTTAAAAACCAGCCCCACAGCTTCGGTTGTGATGGGTTCACCGCGAAGGTACTTTTGCTCCTCCATATGGAGGCATTCTGCCTGCCTGAGACCCAGCGGGTCGATTTCCTCGGCCTGGGCGACTTCCAAGGCCGAGTCCAGCGCTTGCTGGTCAAGCTTGCGAACCAGACTGAGATTGGTTTCCCGGCCACGAGCCAGTGCCTGGGCTACCGTTTCCCCCGTGGTGCCGGAAATAGTGATGTTGTACGTAGGTTCGCATAAAGAAGAGCCCTTTTCCATTCCTGCCAAAACCTCCTCATACTTTGGCGAAACCAAACGAGTCGCGATAGATATGTGAATGGCACCGGTTTTGAAACCATCAATAAAACTCGGGCCATCCTGAATCCGAATATAAGCGCCTTCGGCCTTATATCGACGGTTGGCAATCTCCAGGCTGTTTTCAAGCACGCAACCAAAGTGCAGGTAGAACTCAGGATATGGTGCCTTCAAAGAGTCCCAGGGGACGTCGCATACATCTGTCTGGGAAAGCATTTCGGCCAAGCCAGCGTCGAACTGGAAAATTTGGCGAGGTCCGTCCCAGAAATGAACAAACCGGTAGAGTTCCTGATCGTTACGCCCTCTGCGAGCAATGAGAGCCTGGAGATCACAAATTGTCATTCCCTCGAATTTCGGCAACTGGGTTTCAAACGCTCCTGCGAGGATTTCAGCGCCGTCCTCTCTCTTGAAACGAATCTGGGCTTCGTAAACCCGTGTACGATAGCTGTTACAATCCCGACGGAAGATTGGGCTAAGCTGCAAGCAGCGAAGAGGATGGAGGTTGCTGATTTGGTTCATAATCCTCTTGAGTTAGGTGGGGTGGACACTTAAATGCTTTCCCTGACGCAGACATCAAGGAATAGGTCGCCAAACTCGCTCAGTTCGACGTGGGTTTGCAGCCTTCTAGCAAAGCTGGATTCCAGGTAATCGGCCAAATTGCCCCCCTTTGATTCACCCTCATTGCGTTCAGCGAAAATGCCTAGACGAATGAGGTTGCGGTAAAACGCGCGGGCGAGAACCGGTTCAGTGACACCGCATCTCTCGCAAAGGCTTTGCCATACGTCGGAAATTGCCGACGGCTCCACATTAGTAAGCATTGTGGCCATGCTAAGCGTGCTAGTCGGCTGGAGCTTCGGTACGTTTTTGACGTCCTCTCGGAATAACACATCACCACTTTTATACCCTCTGGAAATTTCCTTCAGGATGAGCGCCTCAGCCGGACTGAGTTGCTGGATGATTTGCACGAAGGAAGGATGGGCCTTCGCCGAAGATGGACGGTGCATAGCTGTCGCCAATAGGTTGGCATACATCTCGCGTAAATGTGGAGCCTGGACCGTAAAGGACATTCCGATCAACAGCGGGCCGGCTACAACCGGGTCGGGAGTCTGTATATCTGCGGGCGATTTCTTGGCGAGTCGCGCTGTTACCATTACCGAGAGGATATCTTCTATCTGCTCATATCCAAAGATAGTAGCTTTTAGTGGGGCTAACGCTACCTTCGCTGTTCTAGCGATGATGCGCAAACCGTCGCCAACTTCCCGGACGGCTGGCTGGAGAAGATCCGCGTAAACCGTTGGGAGGAGCTTATCAATGCCGAGTTCCTTGCCGGTATCGATGAGGATTTTTGCAGTGTTTGGGTCTATGGGATTCATTTGATTATTTAGGATGGAATAGCACGGAATTAGCGAAAAGTGCCATTACAAAACAAGTCAACCTTTGGAGCCCTTGGCGGTCGCCATGAGTAGCTGCCGAAAGTATCCGGGCGGTAGTCGCCAAGGAGGTGGGGATGGGGAATCCCGCTGGGGAAACGATCCACCGCCCGGATAAAGACGTTTGTAGCTGTGTTCAGCGTGCGGAACAAGGTTTTTTTTGAGGCTGTGCAATGCCCTCCCGCTCAACGTGAAATAGGCATGTTCTCCTGGGATAGCGCGGAGACAAGCCGTTCCTCGCTTTTTGAGGGGATGGCGGCTTCCAGGAAGGCAATACCGGTATTTGCCAGCAAGTGCGTCAGGAACTCGGTTAGCGGTGCGGAATTTGCCTGGGCTCGCTCGCTATCCGTAAATGCGGTCTGCTGGAAAGTGAGATTGCATTCCTCGTGAAGGAAATAGATGTCTGGATGCTGAGCCAGATGGCATTCGATGGGCTGTGGCGGTCTCCAGATAGCGAGAGCCTTGGAAGCCTCCGTGATGAGTTCCTTACAGTGGTCACATCTTAAAACCGGAGAGAAACCATCTTTGATGTCGAGAGGCATAGGAGGGAGAATCCGGGCGGCGGTCGCCAAGGAGGGTGGCCCATGGGGTGGGCCGCTGGGGAAACGAGCCACCGCCCGGAAAATTACTTTGGTGTGATGTTAATCAAAGATGGTCAGCATGAGTTACTGGTTTACGAACACCGCTCGATAGAAACGATATGGGTAGTTAGTGGCGTCCATGTCGGTGAAATTGACAACGCCTCCCGTTACGACGTTGGTGCTCAGCGAAACCCATTGGACGAGATTGGTTGAGCCTTGAATGATGAGTCGTTGACCGGTCATGCCAGCCACGGAAAACACAAATCCACTGGAGGTCAAGGAGGGCTCATTCAAGTTAAACGAGGATATTGTGTAACTCACCTGGTCCAGCCATGCCGTGTCTGAGCCTGAAGCAATACTGTCGTCTTTCGCATAGGTCCAGCGGAGAACCGTAACACCCGGCAGGATGGACCAGTTAACTTGCTGCCAATCCACGTCGCCGGAAATGCTGGTGCAATTGCCACCGTTGGTGGAAAAACTCAAGAAATCGCCCCCGAGCTGAGATGACGATTTCCACCAGAAGCTGAGGCTTCCTGGACCGCGCACGGTCGTTTCGATCCAGGATTGCTGGCTGTTGAGAATTGCTCCGCTTTGGGCCGCTTGCACGCCATCATGCGTGACGCTGGTCTCCACGCTCCAAAGGGCATCGCCCCCAGTTCTCCAGGGAGTCCAGAAGTAGCTGGTGGCCTGGGAGAACGCCTGCGACAGAGCAAGATTGGGCACAACCGCCAATGTGACGCTGTTATTGCCGGGATTGGGATCGGTCTCATTGCGAACCACGTTTGCCGAATTCGTCAGAGGCAGACCGCCGACTGTGGGAGAAACCACCACGTCCAAGGTGACTGATGCCATCGAGGCGATGGTGCCAAAGTTGCAGATCACGATACCATTAGCGATGGTGCAGGTTCCCTGGCTCGACTGGGCCGAAACGAAAGTAGCTCCAGTCGGTGGTAGGTTCGTCAGAAACACACCCGTTGAGGCGTTGGGTCCGGGATTCAAGACCGTTGTCGTAAACGTCAGGTTGCTACCGACCACTGGGTTAGAAGGTGAAGCGGTCATGCTTGAGGCGAGATCGTTTGGCTGATAGACGTTGAGCGCATTGGCATAGCCAAGGTGGCCATTGCCATCATCAGCCATAAGCAGGATGTTGGTGCCAGTTTCCCTCAAGCTTATATTGCCGGTCCAGGCCCCGCTGGCAAAACTGCCGGTTGTGGATGGCGTCATCGAACCAGCGTGAACGTAGCGCAGGTCAACCAAGTACCAACGAGCGCTGTCCTGGTTATCTGGGAAAGTGTCCCCCTGTGCCGAGTATCCTTGGACAATCGTGCCATCCGCAAACGAACTGCTGCCATCACGCACCCAGGAATATGCGTTTCCTCCTGTGAACGCTCCTACTACATAGTTTGAACCTGCCATCAAGTGGACTGGTGTGGCGAAAGAGGCTTCGGTCCAGGCGCTATTGCTCCCAGCCACGCTTTGGCTCGCAATAAGGTAGCCGGTAGAGGTCCATATCGAGACCTTCGTCCCTCCATAGGTCCTGGCGCCTGTAACGTAAAGGTCGTTTGTAGGCGAGAAGAGGTATCCCACTGTTCGGAGTTCCACGTTTCCAGACGAAGTCGGGGAAGACGCACCCACAACTGTGTTTGTGGCGTTCGCTGGATTAATCATGCTTAGCATGACCTGGCTAGCGAAGCTGGTCGCCGTGGCCCCACTGGCATCCAAAGCAGTTATGGTGGCTGAAAACGGCTGGTTGGTTACCTGGGGGGATGAGAGGCTTGACCAGACGAGGTTGTACACCTGCCCCGACAGCCCGTCGTCATTAACAATTGTCACGGTAGCCTGATCGCGGGTCAATGTGGCGTTGGCAGCGGCTGACAACTTGACTCGAAACTGCTTGTCGGCCTCTATGGTCGTGTTCCCTTGAATCGAAATGGGGATATAGGCGCTGGTAGTGCCAGGAGTCAAAACCCAAGTCTGGCTCGATGCCACATAATCCTGACCAGCAACGGCGGAATTGGCATTTGTTCCATCAAACGTTTCGGTAGTAAAGCTTACCGCCAGAACGCTCGGCGCGGACAACGTCACAGGCACGTGGGCTTGGGACAATCCCACATTGCCTTCGGTTACTGAAACGTCGCCCACAGACAGGGTCGGTGGGACGTAAGTCGCCAGCGATACCCGGTTGTTATTCGGGTTTGAATCCGTTTCGTTGCGGACTGCAATAGCGGTATTGGTCAGCATCACTCCAGATACGACCGGAGTCACAATGATTGTATTGGTCACGCTTCCCTGGCCGGCCAGATTCCCGACGTTGCACACCACAACTCCATTGGCATACTGGCAGGTTCCCTGACTCGTAGTCGCCTGGAGAAAAGTCGAGGCGGGAGGAATGACGTTGGTCAGATAAACTCCCGTGGAAGAGGTGGAACCCGAGTTAATCACAACCGCCGTGTAGGTTAAGTTGCTGTTTACGCCAACTGGATTAGGTGTCGCCGTGAGCGTCACCGCCAAATCGTTGGCCCCATAGACATTGAACGGATTGCTGGTGCCCTCATGTCCATCCGAATCGGTTGCGCTCATCGTGATTCCATTCCCTGGATTTTGAACGGTGGCGCTGAAGTTAGCTGTTCCGCTGGATAACGTCACCACGGTGGGCGATATGCTGTTGGAGGAACTTTGCTGGACGATATACGTTATATCGACCAGGAACCAATAAATGCTCTCGGGATAAATCGGACAGCCGTCTTCGTCGGTTAAGAATGACTGGTCGATTGTGCCATCTGCGAAGGATGTGGGGCCATCCAGATTATAGAAACAGTTTGTTTTGCTATACACGCCGATCACGTAGGTCGTCCCAGCCTTCAGGGTTAGCGGGGCGGATAGCGGGGTGGAGACCCATGCGTTTCGCTGGTTGGTCACGTTCACACTGGCCAGAAGAGTTTCATCTTCCTTCCATATAGAAACCTTGTCGGCAACGTCGAAGTGTTTCACGGCGGTAACCAGGAGGTCTGAATTGGGCGTAAAAGCATAGCCGACCGTGTAGGCCGAGGCGTTGGTATATTCAGGCGCAACATTGGTGAGGATGGAATTGGTGAGGGTCACTTGTCCTGTTAGGGTCGACAACGTTACAGATCCACTGTAGTTGGAAATGGTATTGTTCGCCGCGTCCTTGGCGGTGAGCGTGACCGAAAATGCCAGGTTGGTGCGCTGCGGCGATGGAACGTAACTCCAGGCGAAATGGTCGGCCAGACTGTTGGGAACCTGGATAACCGTGCCATTCTCTCCGACTGCGACCGGAATACCATTGCCCACCGTTGAGCCAAATAGCACATCAAATGTCCCCGAGTCGCTGATTCCCCAGTTGGCTCCGTCCAATGAAATGAGATTTTGTCCAACCGGCCCTATGCCGAACAACTCTCCGTTAAACGGCAACAGGGAATTGAGATCCTGTGCCGTGGCGCTAGTCTGCTCCACCCAGTTGCTTCCATCAGACGAGGTCAGGATCAGTCCGCTCGTTCCGGCCGCGACAAACTTGCCATTACCATAGCCGACAGCGTTGATAGTCTCAGTGGTGTCGAAATCCTGGCCGAACCAGTTCGTGCCGTTGGAGGAGGTCCATATCGTTCCTCCGGTGCCTGTCGCGATAAAGAGGCTGTTTGTATAAACGATGCTGGTCAGTGTGGGACTGTCAAAGGTTTGAATTGCCCAACTACACGCGTTCGGAGAAGTCAAAATGCAACCTTTCGAGCCGGCGGCAACGAAGATGCCGTTGCCGTAGGTCACTGCGTTGAGGTCGTTGGTTGTGCCGGTGGCGCGGCTGGTCCAGTTGGTGGCATCCGTTGAGGTCAGAGCGGTTCCGAGAGCGCCGACGGTCACCAGCGAAGCGTTGGCTGAGCAGACTCCGTAGAGGGCATTGGTAGTGCCTGAGTTTAGGAGCGCCCAGGAGACCAGATTGGATGAAGCCACGATGGTTCCCGAGGCCCCAACGGCAACGAAACGATTCAAGCCATAGGTAACCGCGTATAGCGTGTTCGACGAGGCAAGAATGGTCACCATTCCCGCCTGATTTGTCAGCGAGCCGGTCGCGCCCGTAACTACAACCGTATAAACGCCAGCGTCGCTGGTGCATGCGCTGGATTTGAAATAGGTCGCGTTGGTGGCCCCGACGATGTTGACGCCGTTAAGCTGCCACTGGTAGCTGATGGGGCCGGACCCCGACGCTGAGACCGCCAGGGACAATTCGTCACCCGCCACGATGGTTTCATTATTGGTCGCCGTGAGGCTAGTCAAGGTGGCGTTTGAGACGTAAACACAATTGGTGGGATTGCCTGAGGCGTCGTAGTAAAACGCCATCTGGGCACAAACTGGCCTCAAACTAAACAAGAAAGCCAGGAGGAATAGTAGTCGATATGGTTTAGAGTTCATAAAGCTAAATGGTTAACATGCCGAGGATTTGGAGAGGCTCACTCATGGAATCCATGCATCTATATTATGCCTTACATGTATCCTTTCATCTTCGTAGCCTGCGAGTCGGTGCGTTTATCGCTCGACGAGGACTCATGGTTGCGGACGGCTGCGCTGCCAGGGAAGCCCCAAATACAAATTAATGCGTTTTGCAATTAGTCATTTATCTACACGTTTTTGCCTCAGCCTCAATTTGGCAAGGTCTATTGCCATTGTTAAAGCAGTGAATGCCAAATATTCCGGTGATGGGGTTGGACTGTAGGACTCTGGACCTGAAAGCCAGCCGAACAAATCCTTGTCACTTATTGTGTCAATAGAGTGAATAAGAGTTTCTAGCTCATCGGTGGAAGCTTTGGTGATTGCTTCCTCCCGCTCATAATCGTCGCCGATACCCCACTTCACTGCAAAGGGGATCAATGGAACTAAAGCGGATGGGATTTTGTTGTGATCGAGGTTTGGCATATGGCTTATTGTTGCAGTGTGTCTAAATACTTATTGAATTGCCTAAAGTACTCCTCTCGTATGCTTAGCGGAGTTTGGGCGGCATGGAATTGCTCTTCAGCAAGTCTCCAAGCGGTGCCTGGCGAAACTTTACTCCAGTCAATATCACGTGCGCTTACCCCTTGACTAGCAGCAATTTCGCTTCGGAAACGGTTGAAGACTCCCCGAGTTGCGTTGTGATATGGATCGTTTCTCATTAAGACAGCAGGGGCCTGATCGGCCTTATAACCACGAATATTTGCTTCTGCCCATACGGTATTGACCCCATGATGTGATTGGTAGCCACTTGGTCTGGGGGTGGCCATGTCACCATGCCGACCAACAACCCAAAAAGCATCCTCTCCTTCACCTATACCAAAAGACCTATTTCCCTTAAAATTCAGTGGATTTAATGGGTTTAGTTGATCCGTTATTGCATTGCCTGTTCCATCCCGAATCTGGCCCGTATTTGGGTCGCGAAACTGCCCAGGGCCGCCGATAAAGCCTTGTTGAGCACATAGGCCATCCAGGTCCATCTTGTTGATGGGATCGTTACCGCAATACTCGTAAAGATTTAAGCCCCCTACCTCTTCAATTGGATCGCGTGAAAGCCAGCGTCCCAGGTCAGGATCGTAGGCTCGATTATCGGCAAACACTAGGTTGTAACCCGGCACGGAATACAGGCCGCAAAATCCCCAACCTGGCAAATAGCCGCCGAAGTAATTTGAATAAAGAGTGAGTTGCCTCCCATAGGGCTCGTAATCGTAGCGGACGGCAAGCGAACCCACTGAGTCAATCACCTCCCGAACCGACCCGAGATGGTCAAAAGTGTTAACCAGCACACGGGAGTTGTAAGCATCGTAAACGCACGGGCCGTAATTCCAATGGCACCACATGCTGTTGGTGGCATTCATGTGCGCGTCCTGAATAACCCGATTTCCATCCCAGATATACCAATGGAGATAGCTCTGATAACCGTTGGTGTACTCCGTGATCCGCGTTTTTCGTCCGAAGGAATCATACACGATTTGTGCGCCAAAGGTGCCGTTCGTCACCCTCACCAATCGATTCTCCTCGTCCCAGACAAAACTCCTGTTCGTGGTCATCCCCCTGTCTTTGCCAACAAGTTGATTCATCGGGCTGTACCACGACCGCCAAGTATTGCCGTTATTCACCTCCATCGTGCGATTGCCAGCCAGATCGTAAGCGTAGCTATAGGTCTTGGTGGTGGTGTTGCTCGTGGAAGTAACGTTTGTCAGTTGCCCGACGGCATCGTAAGAGTAGGTGTTGACCGTGGGCGTGATGGTCTTGAGACCGAGTTGGTACGTTATATTGGTGATTTTGCCAACCGGATCGTAGCCATAGGTGAATCTCGTCAACTGCGCCCCGGCTGTACCAGTGCCACTGATGGTGAGATAGGGGGTGGCCGCATTCGTGATGCTCTGGAGGCGGAAATCCCCGTTGGTTCCATAGTAGCTGTAGCCGGTGTACATATAGCCGGCCAGGTAATTCACCCTGGATATGCGCGAAGAGCCACCGATGTAGGTGTTTGTGTAAGTGCCGCAGAAGAACGCCCCGTTCTTGTCTCCCGCAGTCAGGATAGAGAGACGTCCCAGACCGTCAAAAGTGTATCCTGCCTGATAGACATTCGCGTTATGGGCGGACCCATACACGCTGTTTGAGAGCACCACGTTTGTAGTCCGGCCCAAAGCATCATACCGGTATGTTACCGTGTCGTACCTGGTGGAAAACCAAACGGTTTTCAGTCGTCCTGCGCCAATAACCGGCGAGGAATCAATTGGATAATACTCGAATACGTTTGTGCCAGTGGTATCTATAGTGGCGGAGAGCCGGTTGAAATTGGTGTCGTAATAGTAGATGACACTCGGGGTAACCGAAGAATCGGCATAGACCACGCCGACCAGATTGTCGTCGTATCCCCAGTAGTAAGTTCGGGCTTGTCCGCGCTCGTTGGTAAACGTTTTCACCCGGCTGGTGGTCTGCTCATATCCATAGGAGACCGAGCTGCCATCGGTGAAGCGTTTGCCAGTGACCCGGCCCTGAATATCGTGAAGCCACTCGGTAGTGCGTCCGAGCGGGTCCGTGATGCTGGATAGTCCGCCGCAGTTGCACCAATCGTAACGCGTGATCCAGTTTGTCGCTTCGGTGATCTGCCGCAACTGGCGAAGACTGTCGAAGGTGTACTGTGTTACTTTTCCCGCACGATCTATATAGGCTTGAGGATCAAGCAGGTTATAGGTGAACACTTCATGCGTTCCATCGGGGTAGGTGTTGGTCAGCAACCGGTCGAAGACATCGTAATCGATGGTTTTCCAAAAACCGTCCACGTTCGTGATAGCACAGACTCGGTCGCAAGAGTCATATCCAAAGCGACAAAAGACCGTGTTGCTTGGGCCGGTTATGCTCAGCAGGTTGCCGGTAGTGCCATAGGCAAAGGAAACAACCTGGGAAAGAGCGTTGGTAATGCCGGTGACCTGCCCATAGGCATTATAGGAATACTTGGTGGTTTGCCCCGAGGCATCTTTTGAGGTGAGCGGGAGGTGTTGAGTGTTGTAAGTGTAACTCGCTAAGAGCTGATTGTTGTTTCCGGTGGTTTGCCGCACCTCCAATAAATCGATCAGGTTCGTGGAGTAGATGAAGGACAGACTTCGTCCGACCGGATCGACCGAATTCGTGATCTTGCCGAGCGAGTTGCGGCGGTATTGATAAAACTGGGATGTGCCATCATCCAAGACGCGTCCGATGACAGAAGGCAGGTTCAGCGTTCCGTAAATAGTCGCTCCGTAGCTTCCGTCCTGGCCGCTGTAGTTGAACCAGACGCGGTTCTCCAGAGGTTCCTTGTAGCTTTCCAAGGCACCCACCGCCGAGGCCAGATTATTGTTGTGGAGCCAATGATAAATGCGAGCCTTGCTATAATCGCCAGGGGCCTCGCGCATGGCCTTCTTGTCCCAGTAGAAAGTGTTTCGCCCAAAGAGGATGTAGTTCCGAGTGTAAAAGCCGCCGCCATAGGGCACTTTGGGACCGGGGTCGGAATTGGGGATACCAATGGAATCCGACTGATTGAACTCCACCCGGGTCTTTTCTCCCTGCGGGTCAGTGGTCTCAAGCCAACGGACATCCCCGCTTTCGCCGTAGTCGAACGTGCTGGTCCCATACGGGGTCTTAAGCGACTTTACAAAACTAGACGCGTAGGCCACCTGAGAGGTGATGCCGAGGGTGTCGGTGATGGTTTCCAGTTGAAAATGCTGGGTGCCGTAGCCGAATGTCGCGGAACGCCCGTAACGGTCGGTGACCTTTTGAACCACATAAGGATCAACGACAATTTGTCCTGAATTGTAAAAGAACGTCAGATTGGTCACCCCGGCCTGTGGGTCGGTCACTGTGGCGAGCCTGAGCTTGGAGTCGTAGTTTACAAAATTGGTGTAACCGGTCGGGTCGATGACCTGCGTCAGGAACACCTTCCTTGAGTTGCCAATGGTTCCGTCAGGCTGGCTGAAGACTCGTAGTGAGCCGTCTGGGAAAGTCATCCGATAGGACGAGCTTGAGAGCCTTACAAGCGACGCCTGATCCCTCCATTGGATTTTGAAGCACTGGTTGGTGGTGTCGTAAGTGAACACCTCGGTTCCACCCCCCTCCACGTAGTAAGTCACATCGGCGTTGGCGTTGGTGCTGTTGTCGGTAATATAGCTCGTCCAATTGCAGGTCCACTTGTGGCCGAAATTCGAGAAAGTGAAATTGGCGGGCTGGTTGGCTTCGCGTTGGTTGTAGGTCACGGTTAGCGCGATGGGTGGTCCCCGGGGAGGGACAAATGAGAGCGGCGTATCCTCCAGATGGAGGCTGACCAGCAGCAAATGGGTATTATAGGTAGCCATCCCCCGGGAATCGCATTCCGGATCGGACATTGTGTCGTAGGGCGTCGTGCTGTTCGGGTCACTGTTACCCGTTACTCCTTTGCCCCAGACCGCGTTGCCCTCGTTTGTGGAAACTGAATGCCACCCGTTTGACAGGGTGCCGGATGAAACCAGGAAGTAGCCCGACGATTCCGCATCAAGAGCAGCTTGGGAAACCCAGCGGCTCTGGCCGAAGGTGGGATCAACCACCAGAAAACGGTTGTCTTCCTGCTTGAGAATCGCGGCATAATGGCCCACACCCCAATGCACCACTGAAGGGACAGTGAGCGGGGCGCCCGGATCGCGGCGTGCCATTTGGTAATCCAGCTTCAAGTCCTGCGAGAGAATGGACAACTGTGCCAGAGAGAAACCTCTCTGGGTGGATTCCGCGGCAAACACGATCTGGTTGGCATCGACCTTGGGCTTGAGGACGCTGCATATGCCTTTTAGAGCAAGCGGACCGCAGCGAAAGGCCATACCCGGTCGCTTCTGCATCAACCAAAGCGCCTGTTTCGCCCCAGCAACACCTTCTGTTGAGGAGCCCGCCAGGGTGCGATTCTCGGTGTTGCGCAGCAGTTCCTCCAAGCGGTCGTAGTCGCCAATCCGCGAGTGCATCTTTAGCAGTTCGCTTAAGGTGCGGTCGGCCAATCGCTTGGAAGGGCCTCCCGATTCCGTCTGAAGCAGGGACCACGCTTCTTCCCAGCTTTCAATCGCTTTGGAGTAATAGCCGGTGTTGAAGTACTCCAGGCCCAGGGAGAAGAGCAAAGAGCAGCGCCAGTGTTGATTGGATGCGGACGCCAAATAGGCAGTCAATGCAGAGAAATCGTCGGTGTTTGTTCGGTTGGCAAACGCCAGCAGAGCCGCAGCCAGTGCCGTGTTCTCCTCCTGCGTGGCTTCACCGCCTGTGGTCATCAGAGGCTCTTCAAACACCCGTGCCTGGCAGATTTCATCAGTGGTTGGCTGTGCAGAAAAGGCCAGGGTCTGAGGCACTTCCCCCACCGGCGGGTTAGTCAATTGTGGCGGTTCGAGTCCAACGGGCAGCGGTGGAAGGGGCGCGGCCAGCGCCAATTGCGTTGTGTTAAAGCATAACAGGCACAAGATAAGCATTAAGACCTTGATAGTCTGTTTGGCTACGCTCCGTTCATTGAGTTGTTTCATCGTCTCGCTCCTGACTGTCACCCTGTTTAAGGTTTGTGTTACATTCAAATGTTCAAAGTGATAACAAATACTGGCAAAGCGCATTTAGGTCGGCTTCTGAGAGATCGGATGTCATCCCATGCTGGTCGTGGGAATTTCGAGTCGTCACAACCTCCTTTACTGTAACAGCCGAGCCATCGTGGAAATATGGAGCTGTGCGCCATAGCTCGACTAAAGTCGGTGTGTAAAAGCGATTGGTTGCGTTGTCAAAAGCAGCCAGCGTCCCAACGTCATGTGGCAGGCCGTCTGTGAAAAGCCCCTGCGGATGGCATTCCTGGCAGCCAGCACGGACAAAGACCTGCTTGCCACGCAAAGCCTCCTTAGCAAAGATTCCATGCTCAAGATAAGGGCTGGGCTCTGGCTTCAAGGAGGCCAGATAAGCATCGATTGCATGGGCCACGTCTTCCGGTTGGTCTGAGAATAGTATGTATTTGATCCCGGATCGGACTGCTTCGCGAGCGTCCTTGCGCACACCAAGGCTCATGGCCGGCCCAGTCTGGTGCGCAAAGAGCAGGCTTTTCGTGTTCTTCGGATTTCCAACGCCGTCGTTCAATAAGTCCCAATTCAGTCCATCGGCGCGAGCTCCGTTCGGGTGGCAGGAAGCGCAGCTTTGCCAGCCCTGCAAACATAGGCTCGCATCGTGAAAGTAGAACTCTCCCTTCCGGGTGACGGTTATGGCGGTCTTTGGAGCTAGGGCAAGCGATTGGAGCTTTGCCGTCCCCAAGTCGAAAGCTGCCAAGGTGTCACTGAAGTAATTGGCTACGAACACGCTGTTTCCGACGATTATCACAGACCTAGGTCCCTTATCACCTATAGGCAGCCGGATTCTTTGGCGGCATCCGGCCAGAAACGGGATCGGATTCGCTTGCTGGTCGGGGTAGGGAAAGGACGAAGCCGAGGTGCTCGGCTGCGTCTCTTTAATGGGCTTTGATTCGGCGAGCAAAGCCGGAAAATCAATAATGCTCAAATCATGAGTGCCCGCGTGCGTTACAATCAGAGTGCCACTATCCTTGGTCCAGGCCACGCCCCACGGATTGGCGGCACCGCTCGCAAAGGAATCCAGGAGAACGGTATTGCGAACTTCGAGCTTCTGAACATCAATGACTGTCAGGGCATTGGCATTCATCCATCCTCGAAAGATGTGCGTGGAGGGCCGGTTAAAGCCCGCTACGATATGCGTGAGGACGGCGTATTTGCCGTCCGGAGACACCTTTATATCGTTCACTTCCGTGCTGCCATTAGGCAACCGCAGCTCCTTGATGACAGAACCCGCGTCCACATCAACAACGCTGACGCATGCGGCCACATAGTCTGCATCCGCGCGACCGTCAGGCAGATGGTTGGAGACCAGCAGCATTTTTCCGTCCTTGGTGAGAGTTGCCGCCGTCGGCTCTCGTTTAACAGGGATTCGACGGACCTCCACTCCTGTATTCAGGTCAATTTCACTTACGTCGTTGTTGAATCGGTTACAGACAAAGAGGGTCATTCCATCAGGACTGAGGACTGGGGACATGGCAGTGTGGCCAGCAGGAATAGTGTTAACGATTTTATGGGTGGCGATTTCAATCACGATGACTTTGCTTTCCGGCGCCGCACACGTGACATAGCACTGGCTACCATCCGCTGAGGTGACCAAACCAAGGGGCCGAGCGGGAACGGGGATTGTTGCCACTTTACTGTGGTCACCCGCATTAATACACAGCACGCAATTGGCGGTTGCGCATCCAACAAACACCTCCTTTGCATTAGGCGTGGCAGCCAGGACAACAGGGGAAAGATACGAACCTTCGCCTGGCAGTTCTGCTTTGGCAGCAGGGCTGTAGAAGAGCGAAATGCCTATGACAAGCACGACAATCGCTATGGGACGAGAGGTGAAGCCTTCGGCGGTTGGCAAACCGCCGGTCCTCAATTCCCATCGTCCTCTCGATTTCATATTCGTATTTCCGTTGGCTTTTAGATTCAACAACACTGCGGCCGATAAAGGGCCGAACCATCGGAGGATCTGAATCCACCAACTCCGGACACGTTTCTTTCTGTTGTGAGCCGTTTGGAAAACCAAGAATCAAATAAACCCATGTTGGGTGTGTTCATGTCTTTATCATCCTGCTTTGCTAAATCTCTGTGCCGCGCACCCAAAAACACCTTAAAATCTTGGGCGATGCAATCAGGCAATTCCGTAAAGAGGCTGGGCTGAGCCAGGAAGAACTCGCGGAAAAAGCCGAACTCCATCCTGTGTACATTGGGAAAGTCGAGCGTGGGGAGCAATGGATCAGCCTGCATGCGCTGCTGAGAATAGCTGAGGCTCTCGATGTGCGCGTTCGGGATCTCGTGAGCGAGCTTTGACTTTTCCAGTCGGCGAGAGCGGTTCAAAGGGGGGATGGTGAGCCTTGCCCATGGGACGGCCTGACGAAAACTGCGCGACAACACCCGGACACTTTGTCCGATGTAACTCGCAACCCGGCCTCTGTAACCATTTCCCATGTGCTTCTGATTTAGAGCCCTACGGCTCCCATTTAAGCTGTCTCCTCGCTCGGCCTTTGCTTAGCTGCCAAGGTAAACGGACAACTCTCTACTATATATACGGACCAAAACGACTCGATCTTTCAAAAATCTTCAATTATTTTTTAACCCCACCAGGGGACAGGGGGTGAATAGCGAACTGTCTGCGATACTTCCAAGGGCATCGCATTTCTGTAACCAAGGTTGTTAACCTCCGTTTCATAGTGCCGAAAACGTCATGGCTATCTCAGATTTCATCTGTGCTTGGTTATCCTTAGCCAAGCTATTTCGCTTATACGCTTCTCCAGGGCAGTGGGCAAGAACTATTTTTCATTTTGACAATCTATTGTCAAAAAGTAACTCAAATGTCATTTCAGCTCTATCCTTTGAGGCGAATGGGCCGGAAACCGAAAGCACCCCGTAGCCGCTATGGAGCCTGGCTCCTCCACCTCCGCCAGAACAAGCAGTTGACCCAGGCGGAAGTATCCAGGAGCACAGGCATTCCGCGTACTACGCTTATGTACTGGGAGCGAAGCGGGAAACTTGCTGGCCGCAAGGAGATCCTTAAGCTGGCCAAGCTCTACAAGACCTCCCTCCAGAAGCTGTTGCGCCCCTAAGGCAGTCAATCTCGTTTTTCTGGTTTCGGATTCGTGGCTTCATAGTGTTTCCTGACCTCGGACTTGAGTTGTTTGGACGCCTTGAAGGAAATGAACAGAGACGGGCGGATGGTAACGGTTCGAGGCTCGCCGCGGCCTCCTTCCTTTTTTGGCGGGCGCAGGGTTACAATCCGGCTCTGACCCCGAACCGTGATCTTCCATTTCCCGAAGTGTTCAAGATAGACGATGTTTCCGACCGTCAGTTGCTGGGTCATGAACTGGCGCCAGGCGAGCATAACCGCTCGCGTGGTCGGATGTGGCAAGTGACAATTCCTGGAAACGAACTGGCAAAAGTCCGTCATGGCACTCTTTTTGCGCCGGATGCCTTTGGAGGGCGTGGTCATATGTATTGGGGCGAAGTTTGTGGGCAGGCGTCATCGGTCGTTGTGCGGGCAGCGAGCCTCATCCTCTGCTGGCTCGAACTCTGAGGCGGTCTCGAACAGGGTGAACTTCTTTCTGAGTCGCAGTTTAATCTCCCCGGTGGGGCCGGCCCGCTGTTTGGCGATGTCTAGGACAGCCTGGATCGTGCCGTCCGCTGAAGGAATGGGAACGCCTTCCACATCGGTCTCAATGTTCAGTGACAACAAGCCGATCACATCGGCATCCTGCTCCAGGGCTCCAGACTCGCGCAAATCACTCAGCCGGGGGCGGCGTTGGTTCTTCTCCAGGTCGCGGTTGAGCTGCGAAAGGGCGACCACTGGGAGGTTCAACTCCTTGGCGAGGGATTTGATGCCCTGGGACACCTCGCTGATTTCAATCTGGCGGTTATCCTTGGCCTTTTTGCTGGTGCCGTGAAGCAATTGCAGGTAGTCGATGAACAGCGCCTTGATTTTGTGCTGCTGCACCATCCGCCGCGCGCGGGCGCGCAGCTCCAGAATGGAGAGACCTGGGGTGTCGTCGATGATGAGCCGACTGCTGGCGGTGTGGAGCTTTGTCGCCGCCAGAGTCATGGCCCTGAAATCGGCGTCAGTAAAATCCCATGGCTCGCGAATGTTCACCTTGCCCACGCTACCGATGCTGCGCTGGACGAGTGCGGTGCCGGACATTTCCAGGCTGAACACGCCGACCGGGAGCTTCTGCTCCAGGACGATGTTCTCGACAATGTTCATCATGAGGCTGCTTTTGCCTACCGAGGGGCGAGCGGCGATGATGACCATCTCTCCGCCATGTAGCCCGTCAGTCATGCGGTCGAGCCGTTGGAAGCCTGTGCGCAGGCCAGAGGGCTCCCCTTGGGATTTGTAGGCAGCCTCAATCCGTACCGCCGCCTCCTTGACCAGGATTGCGGTGGTGCGGGTGGCGGTTTTGAGCCTGAGCTGGTTGATCGCCATGAAGTTGGATTCGGACTTGTCCAGGACTTCATCCACCTCGCCCTCGTGGTCGTAAACGCTACCCAGGATTTCGGTGCAGGCGGTGATTAACCGGCGCAACAGGAACTTCTCTCGCAGGATTTCGAGGTAGTAACTGAGGTTCGCTGCCGAAGGCACGGAATCTATCGCCGCAGACAGATAGGCGACGCCGCCGACCTGCTGCAACAGCTGGGCATTGTGGAGCTTGTGGTGGACGGTGATCAAGTCGATGGGCTCCTGTGCCTCGTGCATCTCCAGAAGGGCTTTGAAGACGGTCTGGTGTCGCAGGTCGTAGAAGGCATCCTCCATGCCTTTGAACGCTTCGATGCACTCCGGAAAGCAATCGTTTGGGGCCAGGAGTAGGCAGCCTAGCACGCCCAACTCCGCTTCGGGCGAGTGGGGAACCATGCGCTCCTGTCTCGTGCGGGAGGGGGTAGGGAGGTCGGATAGGAAAGTTTCCATGTTCATACGAGGATTCCGAGTTGGCTGCGTAGCGCTGAAGCGCGGGCGCGCAGCGCTTTGATTCGCACGTTGTTGGCCGAGCCTTCCGGGTAATCGGAGGCCCTGCCAAGGCTTTCAAGTTCCCGGGTAGCTCGGGTGAGTTCCTGGTTCCACTCGATGCGCTGTTGGGCGTCGCTGATGGCGGCTGGGGGCGGTTTTGGTTGTGGGTTCTTTTGACTGGGAAGGTGGTTGGCCATCCGCCAAGCCCGGATGGTGGCTTTCCAGTCCTTAATCGGAACGCCGTTGTTCTTCCATCCGTTGCCTTCCGACTTGTAGAAAAACCATTCCCCGTCAGCTTCGGGGAGACCGATGGATTTGCAGAACGCCTTCACCTCTTCGATGCTGCCCTTGCTTTTGTTTGCCGGCTGCTTGGGAGCTCCGCCTCCGCCTACGCCTACGACTCCGTCTTCGCCTTCGTCTCCGACTCCGACTCCGACTAAGCTGATCATTTTGCTAGCATCTGCTGCACTGGCTGCTGAGCCGATGCTGTCATCTGCTTTACATTCGCTTAGCAGCTCTTTTACAACAGGTTGCGCAGGCGGCTCAGGGAATTTGCTCTTGGATCTGGTCTGCTGCCTGAAATTAGCCACCTGGAGATACTTGCCCTCGCCGTAAATGAGGATAAGCGGATGGGGAGAGGCTGAGATACACTCGCTTAGCATTTGCTTCACATCGGCTTCGCTAACGGAATCCACTTTCAAGGGATAGCAGTGTGCGCGGAGAATGGAGGGGTGGGCGTAGAACCGACCGTAGTCGTCAACTACGGACATTAAACGGCGGTAGAACAGTTCGGCTTTGTCGGACAGCCGGTTGACGGCCTCGCTCGTCAGGATACCTTCTCGGAGGATTCTAGTGGGCATAGTCACTCGCAGGCTTGCGCTGTGGAAAGAACGCCCGCGATACGGTGTGCAAGCCTGGCGCAAGGCCAGAGTTGCCAGAACCTCTGGCACGCTCGCGGGGCGAAGAATCTGTTTCAAACACTTGCACGTTTCTGGAATTGCCCTCAATGGGGCTACCTTTGACTTGGAAAAAACTGGTGACTAAACCAGTTTGCGACCGTGGCGCGCCAATCCGTGATGGGAACGCCGCAGAACTTCCACTGGTCGCGATTGAGCTTGTGGTAGAACCAAGTCGCGTCGGACTCAGGCAAGCCCAGCGCGGCGACCTCGGCTTTTATCTGGGCATAAAGGAGGGACGCCTCACTGTCGGGCACTGGGGCATGCTGCAAACGAATGAGGTCACGCAGGACCGCATCCTTCTTGCGAACCGCTCCCCAGTGCTTGTGATTGGGGGTGGCCATTTGATGAGATAGAAGAATTTGGGCTTTAGGGCATGATATGGAACACTGAAAAGAGGGTTACATTATGTATCAAAACGGAACATCTTCGCCGCCTTCGTCCGGTGAGTTCGGGGCCGTCTCAGAGGAAGCCATGGCAGTCGTCATGCTTGGGAGAGAAGAGTTGCTTTTGGCGGCTTCCTCTCGGGTGGCTTTGGCGACGGCCTTGGAGCGGCTGAGCAGGGATTTGAGTATGGAATTGACCTTTGCCTCGTCCATGGGTTTGGCTCCGCCACGGCCCGGCGGGTTGAGCCATTTAGCCTTGCAGCGGGGGCGACCTTGGTAGGTTTCTACCTCCGTGGTGATGTTGCAGGGCATGCCAGCAAGGGTGATCTTGCCGATATGCAGAGAGTAAAGGTCGCCATCAAACCCAAACGTTTTGGTCAAGGCCGCGACGGTATTGTCCAACGCCGCTTCTGAGATCCAACCGCTGAAGGTGATGCGTTTGCCTTTTTGAGGCCCCTCGGTGACCCGGCAGGGGATGCGGATGAACGGGGTTTTGCGGTCGCCAGTTTCGCCAAACCACCCGGCTTGGGGCTTTTCGACGATGCATTCAAAGGAACCGGCTACTTGGAGGTATTTATCATGGTCCATAGTTATTGCAGAGCTTTGAGTTTTTCGATGGCCGCCTTGAGTTTGTCGGCGGTCATGGTTTCCAGGCTGGCCAGCGCCTTGGTCCAACGGGGGACGTCGGTTTCGGGAATCTTGGCTGAGGCGTGCAGTTTGCGGATCTGGGCGCAGAGGGCGGCATTAGAGTTATCGGCTACAGCCTTTGCGAAATCCTCCCATTCCATGGGGATGGACTCGGGCAGATTCAGCCGATTCTTGGCATCCCAGGCGGGAGACCATTCGGTGTGCATCACGCGGTCTCCGCCAATGGCCTTTTCGGCGCGGGTGCCTTTGACTTTGGCTTTGAAGACCTCACGAACGGAAAATAGACAGGCGTCTGGCCACTCCCGAAGAATACCCGTAAAGCGCTTTTGACCTTTCATCTCGAAGCGGTCGTAAGTGGTGCCGGTGGGGTCGTTGAAGGCTTTGATTTGAACGTGGCTTAATAGGATGATCCACAGCCCTTTGGAGCGGAGGATGTCGAGCTTCTGGAGTAGCTTCACAAGTTCATTTTCCAGGACCACGTATCCCTTGCCATAACCGTAGGCTTCTATATCGGCCATGCCATCGCGTTTGCAGACTGAGCTGCAAATGAGCCGCTCCAGCCAGTCCGTTGTGTCGATAACCACGGTTTTGAAATCGATGGAGGCGACCAGAGCGTCTAGCAGGTTATGAAGGTCGTCCAGCCCGGTTGGGACAAAACGCTGGAGATGCTCGAACCCGACCATGCCATCTTCGGCGCAGATAAACAGGGGATTGGGGGCCTTCGAGGCAAAGGTGGTTTTCCCGACACCTTCCGGCGCGGCCAATAAGATCCGGTGAGTGGATTCACTGGAACCGCGTTTGATTTGTTTTAGAATGTCGTGCATGAGTCTATTGCTGGTGTTCTTTGATGGAGTTGAAATAGGCTTCCAGCCCTTTGTGGACCAGGGTGCCAAAGCTTAGGTTTTCGTTTACGTCGCCGGTCTTTTCAATGCCTTCCTCGTAACGCAGGAAGTGCAGCCGGCGGCAGCGGTTAAAACAGGTGGTCCTGGAGTTGGTGAGCAACTCTCGGTTGCCGCCAGTGGCCCCATGGTCGGAGCTTTGGATGCTCAGTTCGGCGTGGATTCTGTCCCGCTTTCGATAACGCACCCCGTCCACGCTGGCCCGGCCACAGCACAGATTGAACATCTCGCAGGTGCCCATGAGTTTGCAGGCTTTGGGATTGCGCGACCATAGCTTGCGGTTGCGGAAGTAGAGGAGCTGTTGTCCTACGGCCCACTGGTCGCCCATGTATTCCAGAATGTCAGAATCCAGGCGTGGGATTTCCTGCTGGGCGAAATAGGCATGCGGGTTGCCCCGCAGAACAACCAGCAGGCGGGACTCGAATTCCTCTGGCGTTTCGAGCCTGGACTGGAGTGCCCATCCTCTTTCCACATCGGGCGTTTCGCGGGGTTTCTTGCCATTGGCAGCCATGATCCGATTGCCGCCGGCGTCTAAAACGATTTTGAAACCTTCGGCATCCCGCAGAGGTACTTGGCAGGGCCGCTGAGCCGGTTTACCGATAACGTCATAAAGGACGCTCCTGACTTCTCCCAGGCGGGCGTGCATCGCGGCCAGGAAATACTTGGAGCATTGGGTGTCCATGCGAAGCTGATCCCAGTAATCGGCGCCCGGACTGATGTCTTCGCTGGAGGTTTTGTGCTCAAGCACCACCAGGCGGATTGAGGGCTTATGGAGTGCCAGCACATCCATTTTCCCAGCTTCATCCCAAGAACGGGAGGCGGCTTCGGTTTCCGGGTTCAGCAATGGGAAGGTGAATTCCCGCTCCACTTCGATAATGTGATAGTGCTTCCATTGCTCGCTCCAGGTCTGGTCATAGACGATGAGCAAGGCCCGGGCACGAGCGACCGCGTAAGGGTCTTCGTGCTTGAGAGCGGAAAGCGCCGCGGTGAGGTTAGGATTCATGGGACAGTTGGTAATATGGGGATTCAGGGCTTAACGGCGGTGATGCTCCAGCCTGTGCCGGTCTTTCTTACCAGAACAAAATCGAACAAGGGGAATGTGCGGGCGGCCACCTTGAGCTTCACCAGCGCGTCATCCCGCATCCAGCCCTTGATTTCAATGAAGACCAGCCGGCCGTTCTCGTTGATGTGATTCAGGTCCGGGGTGTAGCGACAGTCGTCTCCGAGCTTGAGCGTGATGTTTTGGATGCCCAGATAGGGCGGGTTCAAACGGCGTAGATGTCTCAGAAACGCCTTTTCTGTCTTATTGAGTCGCTGTTCATCGGTGGATGGACGGGGCTCGAAGTGACATTGGGGGGAGCCAACTGGTTCCACACCAGCCTGAGGTTCGGCGGCGGCCTGAATACGTACAAGTTCGCCATTCTTCTCGATGTAGCCTTTGGTCTCGAAGGGATTCATATAGAGGGCCGTGCGATTCTCGCTTTGGAGAGGGTTTGGTCGGCGAGCATCAGAGCGCTAAAGCAACAGTCGCCCACGTAACCTATGGTCCGCGTCCAGCCGAATCCTTTAGGCGGTGCCAGTCGGGAGGCTGTGCCCAGTTCCAAATCCGCCCATTTCATGAGCGTGAGTTGCCCACACACCCGGCAGAGGCCGGGGTGGAATTGCTTAGGTGGCAACCTGCGCAAACTACAAGTGCTGGTGTTCACTTTTTCTCAGGGGTGTTGGGATTAAGGCTGGCGGCGATCAACTCCGTGCGAACCCCGGATTCCGCAGCGAGTTTGGCCAGGATGGTGCGGGGGTGGTAGCGGATGACTTGTCGGTTGAAGCGAATGGCCGGAATGCGCGGGTTGCGCCCACGCGAACGGGCGGACAGGTCGCGGGGGTGCATGCGCAGCCAATCGGCGCATTCTTGAAGAGTGAGCAGGGCATCAAGGTTGGGAGGCGTAGTCAT